CTTTATATTTTCCCCGGGGGTTTATATTCCAAACGGTCCTGATACTTTTTAAGTGGGTATGACATTATTCCATGAACAGCTGGGTTCGCTCATTACCAGCTTGATTGCCTTCCAGTCATCACCTTCCTGCCATGGGTTCTCCTTTCCGTCCATTAATAAAACGCATGTCATATCCACCTAAAAGGTATCAGAACCGAGGAAAAGCCCATGGAAAGAGAGGTGATGAGTAACTTGTCCGCCAGAAAGTCTAGTAAAACGGAAACCGTAATTCCTGCACAGCTTCCCCAGACTCCTGAAGAATGGGAAAACAGGTTAATTGCAAAAGGCTTTGCCGCAGTCGAAGAGCGAATCGACAATGGTACAGCTTCGGCGGCCGAGTATACTTGGTTGCTGAGGGCTGGATCGATAAAACAACGACAGGAAATCGAAAAGCTGCGTGAAGAGAATGCACTTCTTCGAGCAAAGACTGCCGCTATTGAATCTGAGAAGGAAAGAGGAAGTTTGTATCGAGAGGTCCTTGCTGCAATCGGAGGATACAGAACGGAGTCAACAGATGAGCCACCAGATCCTTACGTATACTGAACTAATAAAGCTCCCAACCTTTCTTGAGCGTTACCGATATTTGAAACTCGGTGGTAAAGTCGCTGAAGAAACTTTTGGTTGGGAGCGATATTTAAATCAGAGTTTTTATAGGTCAAGAGAGTGGAAAGATTTCAGACGAGAGATCATCATTCGTGACAATGGCTGTGATCTTGGAGTTCCAGGTTATGAGTTTGCAGATGGTGAAAAAATCATCATCCATCATCTGAATCCGATCAACACGAATGACATCGTTTACGCATCTGAGTATCTAATGAATCCAGAGTATGTAATTTGTACTCGAAAAAGAACACACGATGCAATTCATTACGGTGATGAAAGTTTAATCCTGGCTTATGAACCAGTAATTAGACGACCGAACGATACTTGCCCTTGGAAAAACTATGCTACCTGATTCAATTCAGGTTAAAGATCTGTAATTAATAGTCCACTCTTTGGTGGAAGAAAGGAGCCTCAAAATGCCTGACGAAACTACGACTACGACAACGGAAACGCAAGGAACCGATAAGGCTCCGATCGCTTCAATTCTAAAAACTGTTCGACAAAGGATCGGGCCGTCCGCACAGTACGATGTGTTTGACAACGATCTCATTATGGATATTAATGCGGCGTTCTCCAGGCTATGCCAGATTGGTGTTGGTCCGGAAACGCCGTATCATATTACCGGTGAAGAAAATACCTGGGATGAGTTCATGACAGAAGGTTATCAGGAAGAGATCAAACAGTATATCTGCCTGAAAGTCCGAATGATATTTGACACTCCGCAGTCAAGCTCCATGGCAAATGCCATTCAGGAACAGCTCAACATGCTGGAATGGACGCTGATGGAAACAGCACGGTTTGGATATTGACATGGAGATATTTCCAGGATGAAACAAAATGAGCTACAGATTCTACAATCCCAATCCTGCAGGAAGATTTGTTGGCGACTGTACGATTCGCGCCATCTGTCGTCTTACTGATCAGGAATGGGATACTGTTTATGCAGGCACTTCCTTTGAAGGATTTCTCCGGAAAGACATGCCGTCAGGAAATGCAACCTGGGGCGCATATCTTGTTCGAAAAGGTTACGTCAGAAAGTTCATACCGGACAGCAAACTCGGCTTCTATACGGTGAAAGACTTCTGCATGGATCATCCGACAGGAAGATTTCTGCTTGCTCTGGATCAGCACGTGGTGACAGTTGTAGACGGCGACTATTACGACACGTGGGATTCCGGAAATGAGTTACCATTATATTACTGGATGAAGGGAGAATAAACAATGGCAGGGTTATTTGGTGGATTTGGTCCTTATCAGAACCTTTACGGATATGGCGGATATGGAACTGGAACCGGAACCGGAACTGGAACCGGAGTTGGAAATGGAATAGGCTATACAACACCGACACCTCAGTCGTTTACACCTCAGAGCAATATTATCTGGGTAAACAATGAGCAGGAGATCAACAACTATCCAAGTGGCAGAGGTTGGCAGCAGCTCTTTGGCGATAAAAATAAGAACATGTTCTACATCCGGGAAACTGATCTCAACGGTGTTACTCAGCCGATTCGGAGACTGAGCTATACGTTTGAAGACCAGGTTCCTCAGCAGCAAGTTCAGCCACAGGCGCCAGTACAGCAACAGGATCCGCAGACGACACCGCAGCAATCGGTTCAGGAGAATCTCCAAACGGTTCCCAGTGTCGTTTCTCGTGAAGAATTCGATCAGCTTGCAAAGGCAGTAAACCTTATGACCGACAAGCTGTCCGATCTCTTGAAGTGAGGTGCCGAACATGAATCCACTTTTTCAATCGTTTCAGAAAAATCAAAATGGAGGTCAGATGAACTTCCAGCAGGCGCTTATGAATCTCGCAAGATCGATTCCGCAGGGCATGACCCCAGAACAAATTGTTCGACAGAAGATTCAGAATAATGAGATGTCCATGGAACAGTTTCAGCAGTTCTCCGCCATCGCGGACCAGATTACTGGAAGAAACAGATCCTGAATCTCGTATACAGGAGGAAAACATTATGGCAAAACTCGGTTTAGTTTCACCATGGGTCGAACTGTACAATGAAATCAACACGCTGTTCGGTGAAGATCCGCAGATTGTTGTGCTTTTCGATGAAGACAAGCATGAAATCAAGCTTTACGTTGAGGACTATGTAAAGGCGGATGCAATTAGTCAGATCCTCATTCCGGAAAAGGTCTTCGGTAAGACCAAGATCAAGGTTACCGTTATTCCGGCCAATTCCAAACCGGATTCGTATCATGAGCCTAATGATCTTATGGCGACAATTTACGAGCGGGCATTTTTTGAGAATCCGCATTATCTGCGCAGTGAAGTTCTCGGGAAGCAGTCTATGTTCGAGTTCACCTACGTCGTATTTGAAAATGAGGTCCTGCAGTACTACACCGATAACATCGGGGATGTTCATGGTTTCCGGTCCACGCTTGCCGAAAACATTGCACGTGACATTCTCGTTGAGAAGCTAGGCGTGTTCTACTGCACAGACTTCCCAAGACAGGAAATTGAGATTCCAGGTGAAGTCGTGGAAGCGATCCGTGGCATCTAAACTTTGAACGAACGGACCACAGGGGCCCCATAGCGGTCTTAGTAGATCCCTTCAGCCTCTGCCTTTCGGCATGCACAAAAGAAGGGTTTTATTAAACAGAGCATGTCAAGAAAACGGCCGAAGACAGTTTCGGTGCGGAAGACGGCATGCTCTTTGTTTATGAAATTTTAAACACGACGAAATCCGCAGGGTTTCACGGAGGGTAAGCTTTATGAGCTTTTTTGATTTTCTGCACAGCCTCGGAATCTCAGATTTAGGATTCTGGGGTATTGTGGCGTTTGTGGTGTCGGTCTTCATTGATTGGCGCCCAGAGTTTAAGTGGAACCCATGGCGGAGCCTCATTAAATTTCTGGGCTCACAGTTTAACAGTGCGATTGATACGAAACTTGATACGGTTCGAGGCGAAATCAAAGCACTCGATGAAAAAGTCGACAAGGTCCAGACGCAGCTATCTGATCACATTGCCGAATCGGAGATCAAGTCATTGCAGGATACCAGACGAGATATTTTGGAATTCTGTAATTCCTGCATGAATGATCGGAAGCATACTAGAGAACAGTTCCGGTTTGTTTTAAAGCAATGCGATCAGTATGAAGAGTATATCGAAAAGAACAACCTGAAGAATGGTGAAATAACAGATGCCATCAATGAAATAAGGCGTCTGCACTCAAAATGCATTCGGGAAAATAGTTTCCTGAAGGAAGGAGAATTGTCATGAGTAATAAAGTCTATGATGTTTTGAAATTTGTCGCACAGATTCTGCTGCCGGCCCTTGGCTCTCTGTATCTGGCGCTTTCAAAGATCTGGGGATTTCCATATGGCGAAGAGATTGTAGGGACTCTGTCGGCGATCGACCTGTTCCTGGGTGCTGTCCTCAAGCTCAGTTCTACACAGTATTACAAAGAACAGCAGGCCATGATGGAGGAAGAGTTTCCTTCCGAGGAGCAGCACTGATATTTGCCTGAATTCCGCCAGGAAGAAACCCCGACGCCAGTTTTATGAAAATACAGAGGATTCGCATTTCTGGCGGAATTTCTTTTATTTTTAGTCTGAGCGTCAATGCAATGTATTTCGATTAACTGACAGTCCGGTATTTTGCCGGGCTGAAGTTTTACAGCGGTTCGAAGCGGGTGAGGAGTAGCTAACCTCATCCGTTTTTGAATAAAAAGTATAAACGAAAAGTTTGTGATGGTTCTTAAAGCTTTTCTAGAGAGCTGAATAACGAACCTCACAAACACCGGACTACTTGCGAAAGGACAAGATGAAAGATGTCGTATTCCGAGAATACAAATGGTACCAGTTTCACGATGCCTGTAGCGCCGATGTACGGCGGAGGCGCAAATGACGGTTTCGGCTTTGGAAACAACGGTCTCTGGTGGCTGATCATTCTTCTGCTGTTCACCAATAATGGCTGGGGCAACGGTTTCGGCTTCGGTGGAGGCATGATGCCCTGGATGATGGGCGGCATGATGGGCAACCAGCAGGGCAATGAAGTTCAGCGCGGGTTCGATCAGTCCGCCATTATGGGCGCTCTGAACGGAATCAGCACTGGTGTTTCTACTGGCTTTGCCAATGCGGAAGTTTCCCGCTGCAATGCCAATATGAACATCCTCCAGACCCTGAACACCAACCAGGCCGCATCCACTGCCGCGATGAACGGCCTTGCCATGAATCTTCAGAATTGCTGTTGCGAAAATCGCGCAGGACTTGCCGATCTGAAGTATACCGTGGCCACCGAAAACTGCGCAGACAGAACCGCTATGAACGAAGGCCTCCGTGACCTCCTGATGGCCGACAATGCCAATACGCAGAGACTGGTGGATTCCTTCAGTGCGAAGATTGACGGCGTGATGAGCAAGATCTGCCAGCTTGAGCTGGACGGAAAGAATGCTCAGATTGCGGAGCTTCAGGCGGCCCTCAATGAGGCCAACCGCAGAGCTTCCCAGAATGATCAGACTGCCCAGATCATGGCCGGTCAGAGGGCGCTTGCGAATGAGGTTGAGCAGTATGTTCTGCCGACTCCTCGTCCCGCTTACGTTGTTCAGAACCCGAACTGCTGCACTCAGAACTTCGGTTGTGCCTGCGGAGCATAAGGAGGTGCCACGATGGCTGAATGGACTAGCGTGGCTGTACAGACGGTCAATCCAGGAGAGTCCATCCTCTTTACGGAAACCAATCGTCCTTGCTACAAGGGCCTGATCCTCCATCGTGAGGATAGTGGACTCTTCCTGATTAAGGGCTCGAACGGAAACACTTTCATGCGTCGGTGTCCGTGCATGGGCTATCCGTCAGTCGACTATATGGTTGACTTCGGTGCGAACATTGCCATTCCGACAGGAGAAGCAGTCGGTCCAATCAGCGTGGCCTTTGCGCTTGAAGGTGCCACACTTGCCGGAACCACTATGACGGTGACCCCTGCCGCGGTTGAGCAGTTTTTTAATATCTCGAGGGCGACCAACGTTCCAATCTGGCTCTGCTGCTGCGAAAGCTTCAGCATCCGAAACATCAGCGAGATTCCGATTCTGGTCTCAAATGCAAATCTCGTCATTAAGAAATAAAGCGGGAGGAAATTCAAAATGGAAGTTGAATCCATGAAAAAGGCAAAGACTACGGTCGAAAGATGCCTTGAAGAGCTCTTCCAAAAGGGCGATCTGACTCCCGCCGAGACCAAAGCTGCACTTGACGGGATGGAGCTTCGTAAAACACTTTGCGAAGAGATTGAAGACTGTGAGGCAGGGGATTACAAGAATACTGATGACATGTATTCTGAGAGATCCTCTTACCGCCGCCATGGAAGCTATGGCTGGAATACCGCAAACGGAAGATCCTATGGACAGAACGGTTCCAATGGCTCTTACGAAAATGGCGGTTCCGGAAGACCGCGGTATGGTATCGGCGGATGGTATGCATCACACGACGGAAACTCCATGATGAACGGTTACTCCGATCTTCCGGGGTATCCGGTTCAGCATATGAATGCCAGCTACTGCGATCCGTATTACTACGGCGGGGATATGCCCATGAGAGATCGTGGATACAGTCGCCACAGCGTAAGCGACAGAGCAGTTGAGCAGCTTGAACACATGATGGACTCCAGCGAATCTGACTATGAACGTCAGGAACTCAGGAAGTACATCAGAATGATTCGTGCCGCAGGCATGTCCGATTAATAGAACTTTTTGAGAGATCCTGATGAGTTCTGAATAGTTTCTTTCAGGATCTCTCAAAAGTCTACTATGAAAGTGAGGGCAGACGCTGTGACAGCTCATTATGATAACTACCTGTCCCATCATGGAATCAAGGGCCAGAAGTGGGGACAGCGAAGATACCAGAACCTTGACGGCTCTCTCACGGCTGAGGGTCGTAAGCACCTCGGTTACTCTCTGAATCCAAAAGGAAACAAGAAAGAGAGCAGCGTTAAAAAGCTCGTCGATATGGCAAAGAGCAAACGAGCTGAAAAAGCTGAGGCAAAAAAAGCCGAAAAAGAAGCCGCTGAAAAACAGAAGCGGATGGACTATTACCGCGATCATCCGGAGCAGATGTATAGGCACCGCAAGGAGCTGAAACCTGCCGAAGTGGATGAAATCATGCGGAACGTTCAGTTTGACAAAAGATTGAAGGATATCTCACAGGCTGAGAATCAGAGAAATTTGAACACTCTGCAAGGTATGATGAAGAATGCATCGACTGCCTTTCAAACAGTAAACGGTTTTTATCAAACCGGCAAGAATGTGTATAACAATATTGCGGAAGTTAATAATGCATTTGTTGACATGGGAGTATTCCCGAATGGCAAGAAAATGCAAAGGTTCGGTGAGAAGGCAGATCGTAGTGATCTTTATAGAAAGCTTTCCAATAAAAATGGTGATGAACTCATCAACATGTATAATAAGGGAGAGCTTTCCGTAGATGACATGCGTGCAATCGGCGATGTTCTCAGTACTAAAGACCGTTTAGATTATTACAGTGCTGATAATAAAAACAAACGGGCACGTAAGGAAGCCAGGGAAGAAGAAGCACAACAAAATAAAGAATTCGAAGATCGCAAGCGTCGAGAAGATCAGGACTACAAAGATGAAAGCAGAATTTGGCTTGCCAATCACATGAATCCTGATGAAGTTGAACGGAATCTTCCGAATTTGCATCCTGATGCTGTTCGAGACTGGCTCAATTATCAGAGGAACAGCGACAGCGTTCATGACAGAACCACGCAAGGGAAAGCCGAGCGCGAGGCCGAAGCTCAACGAAAGGGTAACAAAGGAAACAAAGGTGGAAGACGCGAGTACACCGGGGCCTGGACCAAGAACGAGTTCTTTAAGGATCTTATTAATCAGGGACGTTGGGCAGACGCTCAAAGCTGGTTTCCAAATGATTTCGAAGATTACATGGATGAAACCCGCGATGATCGCTAATTAAAATTCAAAATGGGAGAAAACAAGTATGTCGTTATCGAATACCGCCACTCCGAAATACTACGGCGCGTTTCGAGACGCCGTACTGCGAAGAGAGATTCCCGTCTGCAGGGAGATCGCCGACCAGATGAATCTCATCGACAATCTGATTCTGGATCCCAGATTCTATTATGATGATCAGGTTATGGACGGATGGATCAATTTCTGCGAAAAGGAACTGACCCTTACCGACGGCGGGGATCTGATTCTTCTAGACTCCTTTAAACTGTGGGCTGAAGACGTTCTGAGCTGGTTTTACTTTACGGAACGATCCGTATGGGTTCCGAATCAGTATGGACCGGGAGGACACTTCGAACTCCGAAAGATCAAAAAGCGTCTTCGGAACAAACAGTATCTGATTGTCGGACGCGGAGCCGCCAAAAGTCTATACTGCACCTGTCAGCAGGCTTACGGTCTGGTAATGGATCCGGAAACCACCGATCAGATTGTGACCGCCCCTACAATCAGACAGTCCGAAGAAACACTTCTGCCGCTTAAGGTTGCCATCTCGAAAGCAAAAGGTCCGGTCATGAAATTCATGACGGAAGGATCGCTGCAGAACACGACCGGAAACAAAGCGGACAGAGTTAAAATTGCCTCAACGAAAAAAGGCATTGAGAATTTCATCAGCGAATCGCTTCTTGAATCCCGCCCGATGCGAATTGACAAGCTTCAGGGCGCAAGATGTAAGTATGCCAGCGTAGACGAATGGCTCTCGGGCGATATCCGTGAGGATGTCATCGGAGCTCTTGAGCAGGGAGCTGCCAAGGTTGACAACTGGCTGATTATCGCGACAAGCTCTGAAGGAACAGTTCGAAACGGAGCTGGCGATGACATCAAAATCGAGCTCAAGAAGATTCTGCACGGGGAGTACTACAATCCGCATGTGTCGATCTGGTGGTATAAACTGGACAGTGATCGGGAGCTTGAGATCCCGTCCCTCTGGGTGAAGGCTAATCCGAACATTGGAGCGACTGTCAGTTATGAAACTTATAAGGACGAAAAGGAACGCAGCGAGAAGTCGCCGTCCAACCGGAATGATATTCTGGCGAAGCGTTTCGGCCTGGCCATGGAGGGCTATACCTATTTCTTTACGTACGAGGAAACCAAACCCCACCGCATGCAGAACTTCAATGGAATGACCTGCGCACTTGGGGCAGACCTTTCCCTCGGCGACGATTTCTGTGCATTTACATTTCTGTTTCCAATTCCGGGTGTCGGCTTCGGTATTAAGGCAAGAAGCTATATTACCGGGATTACTTATAAGAAACTTCCTCCGGCTCTTCGCGGGGAATACGATAAGTTCATCCGCGAGGGTTCCATGGTCGTTATGGATTCCACAGTTCTGGATATCGGCGAAGTATATGAGGACCTGTATCGATTCATTGACGATAGAAAATACAACGTCATGTGCCTCGGTTATGACCCGTATAATGCAGCCGTATTCGTGAACAGGTGGGAGATCGATAACGGGCCGTACGGAATTGAAAAAGTGCCGCAGGGAGTAAAGACCGAATCTGTGCCACTTGGAGAACTGAAAATCTTTGCAGAACGACGGGAATTGTTGTTTGACGAAGAGATTATGTCATTCTGCATGGCACACTGTGTTGCGATCGAAGACACCAACGGAAACCGGAAACTGATGAAAAAGCGCAGACAGGAAAAAATCGATAATGTCTCGGCCCTGATGGACGCCTATATTGCGTATAAGGCTAACCGCGACATGTTCGAATGATATTAGGACATGAACAATTGATATTTCTTATCCAGTATGATATGATTGCATATATCATATGGAGAGGATGGTCGTGTCATGTCAGACAGTTATCAAGCATACAGAGATAAGGCAGATTCGAGTTTCGATGACGGGAGATATTCAGAGGCGGCTTTTTACTATCGCAAAATACTGGATGTAGCACCTGAGAATCTTTATGCTCGTACCATGTACTATCGGAGTCGGTGCAGTCAGATCTTGCTGAGCGATGGCGGTGCCAGAAGAATGTCGGAAGTCGCCGGTCTGAAATGTAAATGCGCAGAAGAAATCATCGATACGCTTATTGAACACGCGGATGATTACGATGATCCTGATGAAGCAGTCAGTGCCTGCATAATTGATATTCTTGACGACACGGAGAATTTCTATAAGCTTATCAAAAAACATCTGGAAGGTATTGCGAGAGATTACAACATACCTATAAATGAAATGAAAATGGCCGAAACTGCATCGCAGGACCTAGAAACGCCGAATATGATTTACAAAGCAGTCTATACCAAAGTGCGTGATGCATATGGATCGGACAGTTATTTTGTCGAACAGTGCGGAGACGCTTGGCTGTCATATCTTGCGGATAACAAAAGATATTTCAAGACGATTGATCCTGACGCGCTGTCTCGACAGATTCGGAGCAAAGCATCCGTGATAAATGTTTCGGCTACAACTGATGATTCAAGTGGGCTATTGAACAGTGCCACGCATACAGCCGGAAAGGTGCTGAATCGGTTTCTGAATAAATTGAAGAAATAAGAAAATATATCATTCCCAACCGTCTACCTCAAATGGGGCAGGCGGATTTTTTATACCTATTTTTCAGAAGGAGGCTGAACCATGCCTCAATATGACAATCAGAACTATCTGGCGCATTACGGTATCCGAGGTCAGAAGTGGGGTGTCAGACGGTTTCAGAACGCCGATGGGTCTCTGACATCGGAAGGAAAGAAACGGGCCAGGTCTGAATATAAAGCAGACAATAAGGAAGCTTTCGAAAAAGGACGCTATGCTACCGATGCCGAACGGGCCTCAAGATATTCTGACAAACGGCTCGCCAGAGCCCAGAAGCGATACGATCGAAAACTCGACACGCAGAGTCTGGACCGTCTGAACTATGAGAAAGAGACCAATCGAAAGCTTCATGAGCAGGCCGATCTGTCCAATAAAGCAGTCAAAGCTCATGCTGCAAAGCTTAAGAAAAAGTACGGCGATGAGGCCATTTCCGACATTAAGTACGACAAAAACGGCAGAATTAATGAGAAAGTTATGACTGGCGGGCAAATGGTCGGCATTGCCCTTGCTAATGTAGGAAGTGTAGCACTCAGTACTCTGACAGCGGCTCCGGTTGTGACGGTCTTTACGCCCATGACAAAAGGCGATCGCGGACGGGCCATGTATGAACAAACCTATCTCGATACTGTGCGGGCAGACAAGCGCCGTCAGCATGTTACGGTTGACTGATTTTGATCAGCTTTTTAATTTCAAAATGGAAGGAATGAGTTCATGAGAGACTATGACTACATCGTCACTGTTGACCGTGACGGCCGTCCAGTGATTTGCCATGCCGGCATCTTTGGCGGTAACAAAGGCGGAACCCAGAAGGGTTCTCAGAGAGAAAACCACAAGTACCTTGCCAGAATTGCAGATAAAGGTAAATATCTGTATTTCTACACCAAGCAGGAACTTGAGAATTATTATCGCGGTGGCAGAAAAAAGGTTGAAGATGCCACCGGAATCACGGCAAGAAAGAATCTTGAGAACGCCAATATCTTCAACCGCAAGAAGCGTCAGGAAGCCTATGACAATACGGCTCTCGGCAGAGCTGAAAAGACAGCTCGTGGGGCGCTTGACAAGGCATCATCTGCAACTGCCGGACTGAGAACCAAAGCCCGCGGTGCTGTTGACAATGCAAAAGATCGTCTCGGCTTTGACGAGCGTGAGGATCTTGAGAACGCCAATATCTTCAACCGCAAGAAACGTAAGGAAGCCTATGACAACACAGCTCTCGGCAAAGCTGAAAATGCGGTCAAAGGTCTTCGCGAGAAAAGCGGAGAATTTGGTTCCAATCTGAAGTCCAAAACCGAACGTATGCGTGAAGAGCTGCGCAAAGGTGCCGGTACGGTCAGTGATAAAGCCCGCGGTGCTGTTGACAATGCAAAAGATCGTCTCGGTTTTGACGAGCGTGAAGATCTTGAGAACGCCAATATCTTCAACCGCAAGAAGCGTCAGGAAGCCTATGACAATACGGCTCTCGGCAAAGCTGAAAATGCGGTCAGGGACGCTCGTGAGAAGGTCGGCGAGCTTGATGACAGAGTCAGAGATGCCGCAGGGTCGGCACGGGAAGCAGTCGGTAATCTCGCAAGCAGAGCCGAGAAGCTTCGCGATGATATTCGCAAAAACATTGAAGATACTGCAGATGATGTCAGAGAGCAGGCCGGCAATGTGACAGGCTCCAACCAGAAGAAAGCCGCATCTCAGGCTCAGCAGGCAGCCCTGATGGGTCTTGACGGTGCAATCGGCGATTTTGTTGACGCCCAGAATGCTTATGACAATTCTCTCGGCGGAAGAGCGAGCAATACCGGAAAGAAAGCTCAGGAGACCCTCGAGAACGCGCAGAAGGCAGCTCAGGATGCATTGAAACAGGCGAAAGAATTCCTTTCACCGGACCAGTTTAAAGAACTTACCAGCTTTCTTCGCAAAAAGTAACTTGTAGTCAGGAGGAGTATGTATGTACGACTATGACTATAAGATACTGGTAGACAGAGATGGCCAACCTTATATCTGTCATGCCGGAATGTTTGACAGCGGCGGTAATGCCGTATCCGGGAGACAGAGAGGTACTCAATCAAGGAACCACAAGTACATTGCAAGAATTCAGGAACGCCGTGGATACAGATATTTCTATACTCCGGAAGAACTGAAGGCTTATTACAATCAGGGGGTCACGGCTGTCAAAAATGTCACGGGCATTACGGCCAGGAACAATCTTCAGAGAGCTCAGGAACGGGCGAACAATGCCAATTTCCTGAACCGCCGTAAACGGAATCGCGAACTCGATGCCGCACGAGAAGCTTATGACAGCACCCCCCTTGGACGAGCTGAACAGACTACGGCCAGAGCAAAGAAGTATGGCGAAAAGGTAGTTTCTTCGATTTCGAATTCCATAGAGAATCTTCGCCGCAAGGCAGATGAACGTGAGAATCGAAAGAAAGCGGACAGTTTAAGCGCCGAAACTGCACGAAGCGAGAAGTTCGCTGAAAAGAAGGCTCAGAGCCGTTCCGCAAAGCCCAAAAATGAGGATACGATCGAACGGTACGGACGAGAGCTTACAGCAGGCGGAACACCGAAAGAAGGCTGGTCTAAACGTCGTTCTATGGAATCTGAAGAGTCTAAAAAAGAAGATGCGATGGCGGAATCCAGACAGCTGAAGAATGCTCAGGCCCACACTCAGACTGAGAATGAGGCCAAGAGCGAAGAGGCTATGAAGGAAGATGCGAGGGCGGAATCCAGGCAGCTGAAAAATACCCAGGCTCATGAACAGCCGAAGTCCGAAGAGTCTGAAAAAGAAGATGCGAGAGCAGAATCCAGAAAACTAAAGAACGATCAGGCTCACGAGAATGCGCATGCTGAATCCGCAGAAGAGAGTAAGACCAAGATCGTATCCGGTGCCGAAGGGGAATTCTCCAAGAATGATAGCACTTCGAAGAACTCCGCAAAGGCAAGCCCTAAGAATTCAGAGAAGACTTCAAAACCGGATGAGGCAGCCATTCAGGAAATCAGAAAGATCGCTGCGAACAGCGACCGGTCTCTTTCCATCGAAGAACGCCAGAATCTCGGCAAGAAGTACGGTCTGGATGAGAAGACCCTGAACATCATTGACGGAAACCTCAGGCATCCCGACATGCAGGGCCCAACCGGACAGAAGTGGATTGATGATTATATCCGGAAACATGCGAAGATTCCGGAAGCGGAAACCAAAGCTGCCGATGAGGGTACTACCGACAAGAACAGCGGGACAAAACAGGATTCCAAGCCGGCTTCCAGGTCTGATGAGAAAACCAAGGCCGAAGAGAAAACTGGTTCCGATGACACTTCTGATCGGTCATTTGACCTCGGTACTGAAGGGGCCAGAACGGAGCAGATTGCCAGTCGCGTCACCGGTTCAGCTGGTTCTTCCGGAAGTAGACCGAAGATCGATGCTTCCAAGGTCAGCGCCCAGTATCTCATGAATCTGGCTTCCAACAGCGGCATTGACACCAAAAAGCTGGAAACGGCCGATGATGCATATCTGAACGCGCAGCGGGAGTACAACAGACTTCTGAACAGCTCAAGCTCTTCCGGACAGGAACGGGCATCTGCGCAGCGGGCCATGCAGAAAGCACAGCAGGAATATGAAGGAGAACTTCAGAAACTTGTTGACCAATTAAACAAATAAACGGAGGTGATTCCATTGCCCACATTGGGTGAACGAATCCAAAAGGCTTGGAACGCCTTTCGAAACAAAGACCCCACGCTGGCAACAACTTCCATGGGGTCCTATTACAGCTTCGGCGGCAGTTACAGACCGGATCGCAGACGCTACTCGGCGGGAAGCGAACGGTCTATTATTGCGCCCATTTTAAATCGTATCTCTGTTGACGCATCACAGGTTGAGATCCGGCATATCGTCATCGATCAGGAAGGTCACTATCAGGACAACATCAACGATGCCCTGAACGACCTCTTTAATGTCGAAGCAAATCCGGATCAGGCCGCACGGGAATTCCGACAGGATATTTTCGCATCTCTTCTGGATGAGGGCTATATCGCCGTTGTTCCGATCGATGCAGATATTAATTACACCACGATGACCGTGGACACCATCGGAACAGCCCGTGTCGGTAAAATCAAGGACTGGCACTCAGATTCCATCGATGTGGAAGTCTTTAATCAGCAGACCTGTGAAAAGCAGCAGATCAATATGAAAAAGAGCATGTGCCTGATTCTGAGAAATCCGTTTTACGAGATTATGAATGCGCCGAACTCCATTATGCAGCGGTATAAACGAAAGCTGGCGCTTCTGGATCAGATCGATGAAAAGACGGCCTCCGGCAAACTGGACATGATTGTTCAGCTTCCCTATGCGACACGGCACCAGACGCAGGTTGAACGTGCCGAACAGCGCAAAAAGGATATCGAAATGCAGCTGAATAATTCCAAGTATGGAATCGCCTATATCGATGCGACGGAAAAAATCATTCAGCTTGGGCACCCTCTTGAAAACAATCTGTCATCTCAGGTAGAGGGGTTACAGAAGCAGCTTATGGATCAGCTTGGCGTCAGTCCTGAGATTCTCAACGGCAATGCCAATGAGACAAACGAGCTGAATTACACCAACAATATTATCGAACCGCTTCTGACTACACTGGTAGAAGAGATACGCCGTAAATGGCTGACTAAGAACGCCAGAACCCGCGGTCATACCATTATGTTCTTCAGAGATCCGTTCCGGTTTGTGACAATCAACAATGTCGCAGATCTTGGAGATAAGATGATCCGCAACCAGATCCTTACGGCAAACGAAATGCGCGGTATTCTCGGATTTAAGCCCTCTGATCAGGAAGGCGCCGATGAACTGAGAAACCCGAACATGCCGGATATGGGAATGGGCGGAGCTCCGGTACTTCCGTCCCGTGACCAGCTGGACGCCATGGGCATGAGCCCGGAGGAAGCGATGAGCGGCATGAACGGAGAAGAAGAGCCGGTGGAGGATGAAGGATATGAAGAATACCCGGAATGAGATGAAAGGTTTCCGAATCAAAATGGGAGACGAAGCAAACAATACAGGAGGGCCTGACAGCTATGGCAAAGTATAAAGGCTATGACTTTTGCGGCTGGGCAACTCGAAACGACATTCGGTGTTCCGACGGCCGCACAATCCGCCGTGATGCCTTCGCCGGACAGGATGGGGAAAAGGTCCCTCTTGTCTGGGGTCACAATCACGACGATCCGAGCATGGTGCTCGGCCACGCCTATCTGGAGAATCGTCCGGAAGGCGTTTTTGCATATGGATATTTCAATGACGGAGAGGCAGCCCGTTCCGCAAAAGAAGATGTGGATCACGGTGATGTCTCTTCTCTCTCTATTTGGGCAAATCACCTGAAGCAGAGAGGCGGAGACGTACTCCACGGCGTTATCAAGGAAGTCAGTCTGGTGCTGGCCGGTGCGAACATCGGGGCTCAGATCGTCTCGCCTGTGATGGCGCATTCCGATGGAGGCGACACTCTGTTTGATGAAGCTTACATTTATGTCGGTGACGACTACGGCCTTGAATTCTATCACGAGGACACAGATGAAGGCCTCGACAAGGATGATTTCGCAGAAGAAGTTATCGACAATGATGAAGGAGAAGAAATCATGGACGAAGAAAAAACCGTACAAGATGTCATCGACAGTATGGATGACGACCAGCTCAAGGTGCTTTCCTACCTTGTAGCAGAGGCCGCTGCAGAAGCCGGCGGTTCCGACGATGACGACGATGACGCCGTCGAACATAATGATTTTGGAGGTTATCCCATGAACTACAATGCTTTTGAAGGAGTCCCGACGATGGACAATGCAGCTTATATTTCCCATGCCGACGAAGAGAACATTCTCGCCGTCGCCAAAAAGTACGGCAGCCTGAAGGAAGCCCTCAGCGCTTACTGTGACGAGAACAGCCTTTCCCATGATGGCCTCGCTGCAGTCAGCGGTTTCGGTTCCTATCCTGTCAGTGGAGAGCCTGCCGCAGTTGACGCTCTGTTCCCCGAGTGGCATGACGTTCGCCCCGGCGCCCCGGAGCTCGTCACCAATGACCAGGCCTGGGTCAAGGACGTTCTGAATAAGGTTCACAGAAGTCCGTTCAGCCGCATCCGCACCAGCCAGGTTGACCTTCGTGAGATCGAGACAATCCGTGCCAAGGGCTATCAGAAGGGCAATGAGAAGATCCTCGCCGGCCAGTACAATGTTGCCAAGCGTACTACCTCCCCGCAGACCGTGTATGTCCGCAGTGCTCTGAACCGTGATGACATCGTGGACATCACCGACTTCGACTATGTCGATTACCAGTACAAGATCGACCGCATGCAGCTTGAGAAGGAGCTGGCTCGTGCGATTCTGATCGGTGACGGCCGTGACAGCGCAGCCGCCGACAAGATCAATCCCGAGAACATCCGTCCGATCTGGGGTGATGCAAGCCTGTTCACCATCTATAAGACCCTCAATGTGTCCGCCGCCTCCAACGGCAGCAACACCAGCGCGAATTTCGGCCCCGGCTACCTGTATGCGCAGGCTGCTGAGGAAGCCATCCTTGATGCGAAGGTCGACTACCGCGGCTCCGGCGCTCTGGAAATGTTCTGTGAGCAGAGCTTCTACAACAAGATGCTGCTGGCGAAGGACCTCAATGGCCGCCGTCTGTACAACAACAAGAACGAGCTCATGAGCGCCCTCGAGGCCACCAACGTGTACAACGTTCCCGAGTTCCAGAACAAGACCCGCACCGTCGGCGAAGGTGCTTCCGCTAAGACCTACAAGCTGCTGGCTATCCTGGTGAACCTGAACGACTACGCTCTGGGCAGCACCAAGGGTGGGGAGATTACCCACTTCACCGACTTCGATATCGACTTCAACCAGAACAAGTCCCTGATCGAGACCCGTGTTTCCGGCGCGAATACCCGCATCTACTCCGCGATCGTTCTCGAGGAAGAGGTCTCCTGATTTTTACCAGGGAGTTAGTCGCATCTAATTAAAATCAAAATGGGAGAGAAGTGAGACCATGCCAAAATTCTACGGAAAAATCGGCTTTGTCAGAGAGGACGTTGAGGTGAGGCCGAGCGTATTTCAGCCGGTGATCGAGGAACGGTATTATGCTGGGGAACTGTTTAAGCATTTCATGCGGACACAGGGAGCCGACAAGCCTACTGACGATTTCGGTATCAACAATGATATTTCCATTGTGGCGGATCCTTACGCGCTCAACCACTTCTCTTCCATGCGGTATATCGAGTTCATGAACACTTTGTGGGAAGTGCAGAGTGTGACAGTCGAATACCCAAGACTTCGGATATCGTTTGGAGGGATCTACAATGGACCGACGCCTGATGCTGGATGAGGAACTGAGGACCCTGCTTCGGGAAAATTTCAGTACCGTTCATATTTACTTTCAGCCTCCGGAATCGATCAAACTGAAGTATCCCTGCATCGTCTATAACCGGCAGGGCTACGATGTACGAAGAGCCAACAACTATTCGTATAACGTGCAGACTCAGTATGATGTGACCTTCATTACGCGGGACATCGAATCGGAGTTTCCGCGAAAGATTCTGGAGCATTTCCGCATGATCAGTCCCGGAAGGGATTTTGTGCGGGACAATTTATACCACTTCCCGTTTACACTTTACTATTAAGGAGGATACCCCAATGGCTAAGTTATTGTGGGATCAGGTCGGCGAACGGCTTTATGAAACCGGCGTCAAGAACGGCGTTCTGTATAGACAGGATGAAGAAGGCAACTATCCGGAAGGTGTTGCCTGGAACGGTCTTACCGGCGTAAGTGAAGAGCCCGACGGCGGCGATGCTACTGAGATCTATGCTGATGACCAGAAGTATCTCAGCATTCGTGCCAGAGAAGACTTTGGCCTTACTATTACGGCTTACACCTATCCGGATGAGTTCCTGCTCTGTGACGGCACTGCTGAACCCGTGGCCGGAATGGTTGTTGCCCAGCAGCCTCGCAAGCCCTTCGGCTTTTCTTACGTGACTACCATCGGCAATGACCTTAAGTACGAAGACTATGGCGAAATCATTCATCTGGTGTATGGCTGCACCGCGTCCCCGTCCAGTAAGGATTTCCAGACCATCAACGACAGCCCTGAGGCGGTTGAGTTCAGCTGGGAAGTTGACACAATTCCTGAGGAAGTTCCCGGATTCAAGCCCACCGCCCATGTACAGCTCAAGTCCACCAACTTCAAGGGCAAGGAAGCAAAATTTCAGGCGATCAAGGACATTCTCTACGGCACAGACGGCTCCGGCGGCACCGCAGGCACAACTGCACGTCTGCCCAAGCCGAAAGAGCTCATGAGCATTCTTTCTACCTGATTTAAAATCCAATTGTATTTGTATAGAGGCTCTCTTAACCGAGGGCCTCTCTTTTATTATTTGAAAGGAGAACATGGCAATGTTAAGGAAGGTTATTCATTACGAAGACTACGATGGAAATATGCAGGAGTGCGAGGCGTATTTCAATCTTTCCAAAATGGAGATCACCGATCTGAACCTCGAATACGAGACTGTCGGCGGGATCGCAGGATATTTCAAGAAACTGATCGAAGACCGCAATGGGTTCGTCAAGAAGCCCTCCATTGATTTCGTCCGCCGGCTGGTTGACATGGCCTATGGCGTTCGGCCGAAAGACAATCCGAACAAGTTCCTGAAGGTCGCGGAAGACGGCCATCGGCTGATCGATGATTTTAAGGATACGATTCCTTATGACGAGTACATCTATCTGCTGATTACAGATGAGGATGCCCTGTCTGAATTTGGAAAGTTCGCCATGCCGAAGATTACGGAAGAGCAGCAGGCTGAGGCCGAAAAGCTGCTCAGGGATGAAGGACTGCTTACGGATAATGGCGAGATTTCCGGGAACGCCGGGAATGTCATTCCGATCGAGGCCGCCAAGGAATAAGTGAATCATGCCGCTGACCATTACCGTTCCGGGGAGAGACATGTTTGATCAGAGAACGTCCATGTTCATCACGACCAAACCAACGACGCTCATACTGGAGCACTCTCTTTTGAGCATTTCAAAATGGGAGGCGAAATGGCACAAACCTTATCTCTCCACGGCAGCGAAGACAGAAGAGGAAGCTCTGGATTACATTCGTTGCATGTGCATTACACAGAATGTGAACCCGGAAACTTTTATGGCGCTCGATAACCGGACTTTGAAAGAGATCACAGATTACATCAACAATCCGATGACTGCGACCACTTTCCGAAAAGATCCGAATGAGCGTCCGAATAGAGAAATCATCACCAATGAGCTTGTCTATTACTGGATGGCTGAGCTTGGACTGCCATTCGACCCATGCGAAAAGTGGCATCTAAACCGGCTCATGACGCTCATCAAGGTGGCATCGATTAAGAAGCAGCCGCCGAAGAAAATGGGTCGAAAAGAAATGATCAGCCAGAGAAACGCGCTGAACGCACAGCGTAAAGCAAAGTACAAGACTCACGGGTAAGACATAAAGAAGGGACTGCCATGATCCAGTGCACAGTAAAAGGAAACTTCAAGAAAACCAGAAGCTTTATTAAGAAAATTCTGAGACTGGACTTCTACAGTATCCTGACAAAATACGCGGAGGAGGGGGTTCAGGCTCTTTCCTCCGCCACCCCGATTGACACGGGAAGAACCGCCGATGCCTGGAATTACGAAATTGTCAAGGAAAAAGACCGGGTTTCGATTTTCTGGACGAACTCCAATATGAATGAAGGCGTTCCGATTGCCGTTGTTCTGGAATACGGACATGGAACTGGGCAGGGCGGTTATGTACAAGGAAGACACTACATTTCTCCGGCCATACAGCCGGTTTTTGACAAAATTGCCGAGGCTGCATGGAAGGAGGTCGTGAGATAATGCCGAGCGGAACCAGAAACGTTGACGAACGCATCGTAGAAATGCGGATCGACAACCAGCAGTTTGAACGAGGCGCGAAAACTACCATCAGTACACTCGAAAAGCTGGAAAAGGCACTTAATTTAAAGACACCGAAAAACAGCGCTATTTCCGATCTGGCGGATCAGGTTAACAAATTTGACGCGAGCCCCATGACAACGGCCATCGAGAAAGTCGGAAATTCGTTTAGCGCGATGGAAGTCATCGGTAAGCGAGTCATCGAAAATCTGACGGACAGCGTTTATAATTTCGCGACCAAAACCGTTAAGGACCTTACCATTGGACAGGTTGGAGCAGGCTTCGATAAATATGAGCAAATGATCGAGGCCACACAGACGATCATGGCGGCCACCAGAGATCTGATCGGCGATGAATCATCCGGACTAGGCTGGAAAGACCAGAGCGATCAGATGAAGTATGTCAATGCCCAACTTGAAAAGATGCTCTGGTATACCGATGAGACTTCCTACAGTTTCACAGATATGGCGAGCAATGTCGGTAAGTTTCTGTCTGCTGGTGTAAAGGTTGACGATGCTTTTCAGTCAATGATGGGTATTGCTTCATGGGGTGCTTCGGCGGGCGCGAAACCGGCGGAAGTTTCCAGAGCAATGTATAACATTTCACAGGCCATGGGTCAGGGCTATATGCAGCTTATGGACTGGAAATCCATCGAAAACGCCAACATGGGAACCCTCGAGTTCAAGCAGAACGTTTTGGATGTTGCTGCAGAACTTAATAAGTTTGTAAAAGTTCAGTACGGTGACGATGAGTCCATGATCGGATACATGGCCGCCGATGCCTCAGAATTACAGTCAGAGCTGCAATTGGCAGAAGACGGTCTCTATCACCTGACCTTTGGCGGAAAACAGTCTGTTGAGGAATTTGACGCGACTGTCAAGGATTCACTGATTACGGCCACAAATTTCCGCGAGAGTCTGAAAGACAAATGGTTTGACACAGAAGTCATGACCGAAGTCTTTAAGCGTTATGGAGAATTCTCGAATCAATTATATTTAGCTACGCAGAATACGGATCTTGAGGCCAGTGGTATTCTTGATGCCTTGAGTAAGTATCGTGAATTTCTAAATGGAACAATAGACGCAAAAGCATTTAATCTGGCAGGCTGGGCAGATGAAGCAAAGGTTACAGAAGAGCAATTTCAGAAAATCCTGGAAGATCTTAATGCCATCGGATGGCAGTTTGAGTCCGGTGAGCTGGGCTTTAGAATGGGCCAGGAAGCAAAAACCTGGACAGATGCCCTGGAAGCAACCAAGGACGCCGTCAGTTCTGGCTGGATGCAGACCTTTAAACTGATTTTCGGTGACTACTTGCAGGCAAAACAGTTCTGGACAGATGTCACGGGAGAACTTTGGGAAATATTCGCCTCTGGTGGGAATAAACGAAACAAAGTTCTTAAGGAATGGGCGACGACTTTTGATGAGCTTGGCAATACCGGACGGGATTATCTTCTTGGGAAGAAAAACGTCGAATATATCGATGAATTCGGAGAGAAACAGGTTGAGGAATTCCAGGGTGCGTTCTGGGACATTATCGATGCAATTCACAGTGTGACGGATCCGATTAAAGAAGCCTTTAGTGAAGTCTTCGGCGTAGATGGTGTTACATTAATTGACCTGACACGGCGTTTAAAAGAGTTTACAAGTGGACTCGGACTTTCAGAAGAAGCCGGCAAAGGGCTGAAAGCGATCTTTAAAACATTGTTCACCATACTGAAGGCCGGACTTAAGGTTCTTGGTACTGCGATATCCTTTATATTAAGAGTTGCTTATGCACTCAATGTTCTTGTTGACGCATTGCTGTCTAATGGAAACGTTGCTTCAGCCCTGGAGGTTGTTCGAGGCGCACTGTCTGGAATCATTCCATCACTGATGGAAGTTGGAGATCTGCTGCTTACCATTATGGGACCGGCGCTCATCGGAATATTCGAAAAGATTGATCCATTTACGAACAAACTTCAGCAGCTGTTTTTTGTGCTGAGAACGGGATTTGGTAGAAATGGTATTGCCGGAGCACTTGAGAGTTTTGAGATCTGGTTCAAGCATCTGGAAAAGCCGGCATGGCTTTCGAAAATTACTTCGGGTCTTCAGTTTCTGCTCATTCCGTTTGGACTTATTATGGCGGGAGTTGAAAGGCTGGTTTCGGTATTTCCGGTTATCAATAATAAATTCCAGGAGATTAAGGATACCTTTAAGGATGCCAATATCTTTGCAGTCATTTGGGAAAAAGTCGCAATATGGTTCCAAAATTTGAAACCCAATATTGCCAGCGTTGCAGAGTCTTTCAGTATCCTCAGAGACGTTCTGAAGGATGCGTTTGCGAAGGGTGTCGATCCAAGCGGTATCATTGAACTTTTGAAGCAAGCGTGGACCAGTCTGAAAGGTTTTGTATCCAGCATTACCTTCGCTGATATTTTCAAGGCTATCTCGATGGCGCTGAAGGTATCTCTGGTCAGTTACCTGATCGGAATCATCAAGAACATTAATTGGGTAGCGAAGAATTCAAAGGGTGTCCTGGAATCGGTTTCCGGCATGTTCGGGAGTATCGAAGATACCTTTGTAGCGATGCAGGATAGCATCAAGGCGAACATTCTTATCAAACTCGCAGTTGCAATCGGCCTTCTTGCAGGGGCACTGTTCCTGCTCTCCAAAGTGCCGACAGATAAACTAGTTGTTGCGACAGTTGCACTTGGCGGCATTCTGTTCCTGATGCAGAAACTGATGAAGGGCGGCGGACTTTCTTTATTCAGCGAAGAAAATGTCAATAAGAATTTTAAGGGTATTCTGAACGGCGCGACCATCAATCTGCTTCCGAAACTGGCAGCGAATCTGCTTGGGTTGGCAGCGGTGATTGGCGTTCTGGCGCATGCGATTGTATCATTCAAAAAAAATGACGTTGGCTGGATGGATATTGTTAAAGTATTCGCAGCCGTTACGTTGATATTTGGTGCCGCCATTGGCGCTATGGCCGTTATGAAGGAACTGAAACTTGATGATTTTGGTAAATCACTCGGCTTATTGGTTACCATGGCAACTGTCATATATTATGTCGGAAAATATGTTAAATCTGTAAAAGATGTTCCATGGCAAAATTTGTTGATCGCACTGATCGGTATGGGCGGAATTATGGCAGCGATTGGCTTTGTGGTTCGTGAGGGCGCAAGGTATAAGAAGTTCAAAGGCGATACGATTCTTCATGTCGCCGGCCTAATTATCGCGGTTGCCCTCGCCATTAAGATGATAACTGTGCCTGTTAAGCAAATCGGAAAGCTTGAAATCGGTCAAGCCATTCAGGGGATTATCGGTGTTGGCGTGCTGTTGGTGGCCCTCGGCGGAATGATGACGTGGATGTCCAAGCTCAAGGTCGAAAACGGGAATGGTCTTATTGGCATCGCAGCCGGAATTGTTGCTTTTGCCTTTGCCATCCGTCTTCTTGCGAAGCCGCTTGCCATGATCGGAAAGCTTGAGTGGCCGAATATTCTTGGCGGCTTTGTCGGAATTGGTCTTCTTATGGTCGCACTTGGCGGTCTGGCCTCATGGATGTCTCAGATCAATCCCGGCAAAATGATCGTAACGGCAGGCGCAATGGTAGTTATGGCGGTCGCAATTGATATTCTGGTGCCGGCATTCATGATGATCGCCGGAGTTGTCGGTGGAGTGATTGCAGCAATTCCATGGGATAAACTAATCGAGCATGTCGGCGGCTTTGGAAAAGCGCTTGCTTATATGGTTGGATTTGCCGGAGCCATGATATTGTTTGGGATTGCCATGAAACTAATTGGCACCGGTGTTCTCAGATTTGGTGCCGGAGCATTGTCGGTAACCGGATCAGTCCTGGTGTTTAGCCTCGCAATTCTGGCGGTAGCGGCGGCCATTCATCTGCTGTCAGATTCGCTTCCGCAATTCGTGCAGGCACTTTTAGATACCTTTACTATCATAAAAGATAATATGACCACATTCATCGAAATGTTCGGGCTTATCATCGCAGGAATTGCAGCAGCGATCCTGGCACGAAAGCTTGACATATCCTTGGCCGTGGTGGAACTGATTGTAACCATCCTGACGGTCATTGCACTCAAAGGGCCTGAAATACTTGAGGTTCTGAGAACATTATTTACCAACATCCTGACATTTGTGTCCGGTTTGCTTGATATTCTGGTTTCGTTCCTGGTTGTTTCGGTAATCAGCGTTCTGGAAGCTCTGGCGGAAGGCTTGAGAGCAAACAAGGCAGCATTGCTGCATGCAGTGTTTAATGTGATTGAAGTTATTCTGGAAGTTGTTGCTGAAGCGTTTCTATGGTTGTCCAGATCGATTGGCAAGATACTGATCGATATTGTACTTGAGCCGTTTCAGTCAATTGCTAAGAGTATCACGGATAAAATTAATTCCCTCGGGGTTGTACCAAAGTGGATGCATGATATGTTCGGCATCGATGACATGAAAGCACCACAATGGCTTACGGATTTTGCTAACTTTGATGCATCTGAGTTCCTCGATGCAGGATACACAGACGCCACTAGAATCACATCTGAAAAACTTCAGGAATGGCTGATCCCGCCAGAAGCGGAAACGGTCGTACTGAACTCGGCAGAGAGTCTTGGCGGCAAAGTCGGAGAGGGCTTTGAAAACAGCAAATCCGGAATCATGGAAAAACTGACTGGACTCACGACAGATATGACCGCGAACCTGCAGACACCGGAAACACTCGATGGATTTCAGATAGCTGGAGCAACGGATATCAAAGCCTATCTCAGTGGCATGGCCGGAGATGACGGTGGATTCAAGCAGATTATGGATCAGTTTACTGCACTTGGGAAAAACGGAGCCAGCACACTGGACGCTACCGTTCCGCAATACTATACCAGCGGTGAGAATATGATCACCGGACTGAATAATGGTATTACGGACATGTTCAACAGCGGCGTTCTTCAGAAGAATGTTGAGAATATCGGTCAGCAGCTGATCGGTGCATTCAATGGGCGGAGGTCCCTTGATGAGCATTCGCCTTCTCGAAAAACCTGGCTTTCAGGTAAAAACTTTATTCTCGGTTTCACCGGCGGTGTATCTGATGCTGCCTCTGAGGGCATTACAGAAGTTGTCGGATTCGGCGATCAGATGGTTAAGGCGATCATGAGCACCATGGCTCAGGCCGCCTATATCGCATCGGATGAGTTTGACTTCTCACCCAGGATTACGCCGGTTGTGGACATGGGAAATGTATCTTCAGCGGCAAGCTATGTGAACGGTGCATTTGGCGGAAGTTACAGCATGTCTGCCTCTATGAGTAATGCTGTCTCCAGACGCCTCGGCGAGGTCGGACAGATTGCAGCGAACATGTCAGGTGGCGGAAACCAGACAGTTAATGGAGACCAAATTACATTTAATATTTATCAGCAGCCCGGTGAGAGCACAGATGCCCTTGCCGATGCTGTTATCAGCAGAATTAACAGTAAAATGATCAGAAGGAGGGCGGCTTTCGGATGATTACATGGGCTGGAACATGCAGCGATGATCTGGGCGTTATCGTAGAACATTATCCGAAAGTCCAGATTCCGAGACGAAAAATCGAAGTAGTGCAGATCCCAGGGCGAAATGGCGACGTTATCATTGAACAGGATGCCTTTGAAAACTATGAAATGCAGTACGAGGTTTTTCTTGATGCCAAATGCAAAGGAGGGCTTGAGGAAGTGATCCCCAAGCTCTCCGACTGGCTGCTCGGTAATACGGGCTACCAGAGACTGGAAGACAGTTATTTTCCAGGATTTTATCGGATGGCCTATGTTATCGGAGGCTATGAATTCGTCAGTTTCTTCAACGAATACGGCGAGGGAACGTTGACGTTCAACTGTGCACCGGAAAAATATTACAAAATTGGGTCAGATGAGATCGCATTGACCAACGGTCAGATCCTCACAAATCCATCTAATTTCACAGCAAAACCGATTATAAAGTTTGATCTTGATACCATATACGGAAGTGGGCATATTTCGGTTTCTCCAACTTCGGGTAGCGGCGGAGGGGCAATCGCATTTGGGGCACTCTCAGATGACGACCTCATTCCGATCTATACGCAGAATTATACATGTATCATCGATACCGCGACTCACCAGGCAATTGGAAAAACCGAACCGGAGACATCATACAGCTCTGCAAATGGAAGAATCACCGGGGCATTTGAAGGACTGCACCTCGGAAAACAAATGCAGATTATCTGGGATGGCGATATCAAAAATGTCCGGCTGGTTCCTCGATGGTGGACCATATAAGCAAAAAGAAAGGGTGAATGCTGCTCATGATTCCAATTCTGTTCGAATCCAATATCAATAAATTCGATACGAAAACGATGGCGGGCTACTTCGCCCTTCAATCCCTGCTCCAAACCCATGGCATTGGGGACCTGATGGAAGCGACAGAGTGCCAGGTTACGCAGAACTCGGAAGGTGAATTTGAACTTTCGCTTCAGTATCCGCCGAACGGAACTTTATATTCCGAATTGACGATCGGAAGGATCATTGCGGCTAAGGCGAATAACTGGCTGTCAAGTTATCAGATGTTCCGTATTTACGGCATTGAGAAAAACATCAACGGGATGACGACGATAAACTGTCAGCATATTTCCTATGATCTTGGGAATTATCCGGTGAAAACCTTCAAGAATGTCCTCATGCCGTCGACCGCCATTTCCACCATGCTGGATGCGGATCATCTGATCCATGTCGGAAGCGATACTCTGTTTCCGTTTAAAGTTTCGGGCTATAACATTTCACCGTACAGCAACCGTGGTACTTATTCCAAGGGCGATTACGTCACAGTCGGAGGTGTTACGACTTTTCAGTGCATCCAGGATATTCCGACGGCGGAAGGAGAATTCAATCCGAGTCACTGGGTCGCTATTGAAAGCTTTTCACTCGACACACCGACATCCCTGCGGGCGGCGCTACTGGATGGAGATTCCAGTGTGCTCGGTTTTTACGGCGGAGATATTATCTTCGATAACTGCACTGTTCAGCTTCAAAAGAGCGGAGGAGCAGACCGCGGTGTGGTGATTGAGTATGGCATCGATCTTATTGATCTCACCCAGGAAAAGAATATTTCCGAAATGATTACCGGTGTAATCCCGTATTGGAAGGGAACCATTCGCGGAAATTCAGAATCAACGAACTATACGCTGTACACCGGAGATACTTTTGAAAGCGGCGTCACGTACTACGCAAGGGTGCCAAGCTATTCTCCGAAACCGTCATCAATTGAACATTATACAACCGAACAGTCGTTTTACGTCAATGATGGGGGATATCGGGCTCTTGAAATATGGGACCTGGACTTCTGTGATCCAGACTATCGGAACATTGTCTATTATGAGGCGACTGATCCTGTATATACAGAGACTCCGGATATCGATCCTGAAAGTGGTACCGTCTATTATATTTTAGAAAATGGAAAGTATCGAAAATGTGTATTGAGTGATTTCGATTTCAGATCTGGAGTAACCTATTATGATGCGCCTGAGGCCTCTGCAGTCACGCAGGATGAGCATTATAATTGGCAGAAAACTTATTACATCGAAAGTGAATTGCAGGAATATGATGAAGAGACTCAGGAACCAGTCGGTGAGGTTACCTATGTGCCTGTTATCGGTCAGGAAGACCTTGGTTTTAAGACCGGAATCAGATACTGGGAGCAGACCGTTACTGAGTATACCGCCACGACAGATAAGCACTATGACCGAACCAAGACATATTACGTCACTTCTCCAACCCTGGGTTCATTTATCGAAGCAGATATTTCTTACTTTGATTTCGGAGTTGCGGATCCAGCTAAAGGCTACACACCTCCGACGTATTATGTTATCAGCGGTTATAGCTATAGTGTCGTTAGAAATCCGACAGCAGGCGGCGTTTATTATGTAACCGAAAGCTATACGGATGAAGAAAAGTACGTGTATGGAACGGTTCAGTATGCTGAAGGATGCGAGAGCCTGCCAAACGGACAGCAAAAGATTCAGCCTCTTGACCTGAGTGAATACTTTTTTGCAGAAACTCCGGAAGAACTGCAGAGGAACATCAAGGCAGAGTATCTCAATAAAAAAGCAAAGGAATGGATCCTGATCAACGACATCGGCATCCCGGCAATTGATTTGACCGTCAGTTATGCCGACATCATGAGCAGTCCGTATATGGATCCGATCGCTAAAGAGAATATTCGCCTGTATGATGCTGTTACAGTACGGTTTGCAAAGCTTGGAATCGATGTTAAGGCGAAGGTTACGAGCTACACCTATGACGTACTGAAAGAACGCTGTACAGAAATCGAAGTCAGCAACGCCAAAGCATCTTCTGAATGGTCAAGCCTGGAAGATGCCTCAAGACTTCGTCGCGGCATGATCCCTCCGAAACGCATCGGAAGTCACAGTATCACATCAGAGCATATCGCGACAGGCGCTGTCGGTGGTTCGAATATCGCATCAGGCGGTATTTCCGGCTGGCATCTGGTAGACGGAGCTGTTACGGAGACCAAAGTCAAGGATGGAGCGGTTACCGTTGCGAAAATTCAAAATGGGGCGGTTGTTGCCGAAAAAATAGCCGCAGGAGCAGTGAACAGCAACAAGATTCTGGACAAGGCTATTGAACTTAAGAAACTGGACGAGGACCTGCAGCTGTTCTATTCAGATGTGGTGGCCGCTATGACAGTCATGGCCGATCGTGCTCTGATTGATCGATACGTTGACGCCGCAGGATATTATGGCGACACGTACTTCATCCGAAAGAACGGAGCCGCATATAGTATGAGTCTGCATACCCATGAGCTTACGTTAGACAGCAATGGAGATCTTAAGATCGGAGCTGCAGACTGGACCGGTGGAGACCATAAGGTAAATGTAAAGGCAAAAGCAGTGTTTGGAGCGTGATTGAATGCCAAGTATAAGCATAAGTGTATCAAGTGACAGTATTAGGTATGTTAAATGGGTATTCGTAAGCGGACAAACTCGTCTGGAGGACACAACCCAGGGCGGCGGTACGATCAGTGTACAAGGGAATGCAAGTGCAAAGCTAACCATTACCAATGTCACAACTAAGAATGGATATCACGCTCCTATTATTTTTGATCGAACACAACCTTGGGCATATAAGCAAACGATTGTCAATGCTGATGGCGCATTCGAAGATGCTGATATAAACTGCAATGTAGATAAAGTAGGTACATTATATGCAACCGCATATTACACCGTTAAAATAAAGCCTTCTACCAGTGTTCCTTCATTTTCGTGGAGTATGTCAGATGGCGGAAGTGGTACATGGAGTCTACAGAACGACGGACCTGAAGCATCATGGACTCGTGCGGAAGGAACTGAACTAACGATTACAAGTTGCGCTCCTTCCTCAAGCTACAAGCATCCGGTTTATTACGAACGTACTGACCAATCCCAGCAGCAAATAACGAACAGTGATGGTACTTGGAAGGACCGTATAATCAGTTTCACTGCCGACAAAACAGGAACTCTTGTAGCAACTTATGTTAAGCCCGCGGTAACATATACACTATCCTTTAACCCCGGCGCTACAGACGCAACCGGCAGCATGACTGCCAAGACAGGTGCCACAACATATGTCGTTCCAAGATGCGGTTTTTACAGGGATGGTTATGAATTTAAGGACTGGGTATATACCGATGATGATGGCTTTCCGCAAACAGTAAATGTCGGGGACACAATAACCCTAACCCGCAATCTTACTTTATACGCGCAATGGTCGGAAATTAAGCGGATCAAGATTTCATTCATCAGCAAAGGAGTGCTGGTGGATGAACAATATATTACAGACGGACTCATGATTACCGGGTTGGACGATACGGAAACAGAAAAGTTCGATTACTGGTATGAGAAGTTGAGTGATGGTAGTTGGGCCAAATACTACGATGGGGACTTTGCGTCTTTTTCTAAAGACACTACACTCTACGCGCATTGGACTACACGAACAGAGGATAAAATCACCATTACCTTGTTCGATCATGATTTGGGTGAAGAGTTCGACTTATATGAAGGCGAATGCATGTCGTTGCCGGTCCCAAAGGACACAGAAACCGAGAAATTCCAATACTGGTATGCTACCATCGATGGCAAAATTGTAGTATTTGAAGACCAAATCTGTTATGAGGATTTCACCGGCGATACTACTCTCTACGCAGCATGGAAAACGACTTACTATAGTATCACCTATAACGGAAGCAACGCGACCAGCGGTTCTTCACGAACTCAGTCCGGCAGTTCAACTTATACTATATATGAAAACTGGTTTCAAAGAACTGGGTATGCATTTCAGTATTGGACGTATTCGGACGAATATGATCAAGAGCACATCTATCGTCCTGGAGATCGGGTAACACCGAAAAGGAACATGACACTGTATGCTTTCTGGCTGAGAGCATACACCATTACCTATCACGCAAATGGCGGTACAGGGGCCCCAAGCGAACAGACAAAAATACACAACGTTGATCTCACGCTAAGCAGCACGGTTCCGACAAGGAGTGGTTACGATTTTGTCAATTGGTTTGACGGGACAGATTACTATAGCCCTGGAGGAACTTACACCGCTAATAGTCCCGCGTCTCTATATGCCCAATGGAGACGAAAAACCTATACGGTTTCCTATAATGCCAACGGTGGCACTGGAGCACCGAGCGCACAGACAAAAACACATGGCGTCGATCTCACGCTAAGCAGCACGGTTCCGACAAGGAGCGGTTACGACTTTGTCAACTGGTATGATGGTACAGATTACTATAGTCCTGGAGGAACTTATAGGGCTAATAGTCCCGCATCTTTATACGCTCAGTGGAGACGAAAAACCTATACAGTTTCCTATCATGCCAATGGCGGTACTGGAGCACCGAGTGCGCAGACAAAAACGCATGGTGTCGATCTTACATTAAGCAGCACGGTTCCGACAAATGGCAACCTCAGGTTTATGGGATGGTCAACCAGTTCTGCTGCCAGCGCATCTGCTCAGTATGCTTCCGGTGCAACTTACAGTGGTAATGATGACTTAGATCTTTATGCAGTATGGCGTTGCGTGGCTGCTTTCTATAATGGGTCCAGCTTATTAGTAGAAAAATTGTGTCCCATTGGCGGTTCGGTAACATGCCCGACTATGGCAGATTCCGGGGGCAAAGGGCTCTATATGTGGCAGGTTGCCCATAGTACAGACTCCTATTCTCCCGGCGCCACCATTCAAAACCTGAGTGAAAGTATTACGCTGCTTGCCGTCTGGAAGACATTTTATGATATTTCATATAATGCCAATGGCGGCGATGCTGCTAGCGTACCCTCTAGCCAACGAAAATGGGAAGATGTCGATCTGACATTAAGTACCATTATACCAACTTGGAGTGGACATACGTTTTTCGGTTGGTCAACAAATTCAGATCGAATGGCAGCTAGGCAGTATGAAGCCGGTGACACCTATAGCAAAAATGAATCTGCAGTCCTGTATGCCATCTGGCGGGTTGTTGTTATTTGTTACAGCAATGGGAGTCAATACGGCTCGTCTCTGTATGCCAGAATCGGTGGGGAAATTACTCTTCCGTCTCCTCAACCTACCACAACACAGGTATGTACCGGATGGCAACGACGGGATGACACTACAATAATATATACGCCAGGACAGACCTTAGAGATTACCATAAGCTTCATCCTCGATGCCATCTGGCAAAACGGCTACACACTGACATACAACGACGGTGGTTCCGGCGGGGGAAATAGCGTGGTTCATACACCGCTTGCAATTACCTACGATATTTGGACGGTCGGGCAGTGCCATTTTACCAAAGCCGGTTCTGTCTTTCAACACTGGTCCTATACGGATGATGATGGCTTTCCACAGACGATACAACCGCTTCAATCATTTACGCCGACTCGCAGTCTGACATTGTACGCGGTATGGAAAGCACGAGATAAGTTCTACTGGCATGGAAGCGACCAGGCCGATGCGACTTATTTTGCAGTCGGAGAGCGCGTGGATCTTGCCATTACCGCGACCGCATGGAATGCTTTTCTCGATTTCGTCAATGATGTGCGAGAAGAGGCAGGACTGGCTCGAATCGACTTTCATAAAGTTACCGCTGGAGAGGAATTCTCTGCGTTTGATTTTAATAGAGTTCGCAACAATATTGATCCAATGATACCAAACAACTCAAGCATTGTGCTTCCGTCAACCGTATCCGCTGGCGATGAGATTGTAACGTCGCAGTATAACGGTTCCGGCAGCCTTAAAGATGCTATCAATCAAATCGTAGATCTACTATGAGCTTACCTATTCAAAACTGAATAATCAAAATAGAAGTCTGGAGGTGATTTATGATGACCATCCAGGAACATATGTACCGAACTTTTCGAAAAGCCGGTATGACAATTGAAGGCGCCTGTGCTGTACTCGGACAGATTCAGCATGAAGGCGTCTTTCTTTCTAACAACGCAGAAGATTCCAAGGGCAGAAATGATGCTGCTTACACAAGTCAGGTTGACAGCGGACTGATCACCCGACACCAGTTCATGTATGATGGAATCGGTTACGGTTATGCTCAGTGGACTTTTCCGGACCGCAAGGGGAACCTGTATGATTTCTGCCGGGCACGAGGAAAGTCCATCGGAGATTCGGAAACGCAGATTGCTTTTCTGCTTTGGGAAATGCAGCACAACTTCCCGGTACAGTGGCGGCTTGTTACAACTAGCCATGACCTGGCGGACCTCAGCTGGCAGCTGCTGGACAAATGGGAAAATCCGGACGGCAAAGACCGGCAGAAACCAATCCGTTATGCATCTTCTGAACAATTCTATGAACGATTCAAAAATCTCGATACGGGAGGGACGAGCAGTATGACAAAACAGGAAGCCGTGAATGCGGTTCTTAATCTTGCACGTTCCGAAGTTGGCTATTGCGAAAAAGCTTCCAATTCGCAGCTTGATGATAAAACCGCGAATGCCGGAGCCGGGAACTGGACGAAGTACGCCAGAGATCTCGATAAACTCAAAAACTTTTATAACGGCGGCAAAAACGGCTATCCCTACTGCGATGTTGCCTATGACTGGTGCTTTGTCACATGCTTTGGACCGGACATAGGAAGACGTATGCTCTATCAGCCGCTTCGTTCTGCTGGAGCCGGATGTCTTTATTCAGCGCAATACTATAAGCAGAACGGAGCCTGGTATACGAGCAATCCTCAGCCTGGCGACCAGATCTTTTTCACCTATGCGCCGGGAGAATACAGTCATACAGGAATGGTCGAGTCTGTTCAAAATGGAACCGTCACAACGATTGAGGGCAACACGTCCGACATGGTGGCAAGGCGTACCTATCCGATTAACTCGAGTAACATTATCGGTTATGGCAGACCAAACTGGGCTCTTGTGGAAAGTCTGGACGACAATACGGCATTCGACGTTGACCAGCCGGCATCGGGCGAGCGAATTCTGAAACTCGGCTGCATAGGAGAAGATGTCCGACAGCTTCAGAAGGATCTTCTGAAAATGGGTTATGATGTCGGTCCTGATGGCGCTGACGGAGACTACGGCGATAACACAAAGCGTGCGGTCATGAAGTTTCAAAGGCAGCATCACCTTGAGCCGGTTGACGGAGAAGTCGGCGACGACACCAGAAAGGTTCTTAATGAGATTCTCAAAAAACCAGAGTCCTCCACAACTGAACTGGAAACCGAACCTGACACTGGAGTTCCACGCAAGGTCATTCAGATTCGTGAAATTAAAATGGAAGATGAGGGGGCCGATGTGAAACTCGCCCAGGCGGCACTTCTTTGCTGGGGCTATACAATTGTTGTGACCGGCATCTTCGGCAAGGAAATGCAGCAAAAAATAACAGATTTTCAAAAGCATTTTGGACTTCAGGCGAACGGAATTGTGGACCTTGAAACCTGGAAAAAGCTTTTGGAAATAAACGCAAACTAAATTAATGGAGGTAAACGCCATGTTTCGTGCAACTACACCACTGCATACTTTTACTTTCCCGGACGATCCTGCAACCTACAAGAAAATCCTGATCACCTACTCTCAGAACGGAAACGTGGTGTTTGAGAAGACCGAAGCGGATCTCACCTTCACCACGGAAACTGAAGATGAACGCATAATCTACAAGGGATCCCTGCGTCTTACCCAGGAGGAAGCCAACACGTTCTCGGTCGGCAAGTACAATTCTGTTGCGGCCGTTCAGGTGAGAGTGCTGGATGCAAACGATCATGCATATGCCAGCGACATTAAGTTTGTCAATGTGAAGGATGTTCTTGACGATCAGGTTCTCGTTGACGAATAAATGAGGTGATACCATGAAATTGGATGTTACTTTTACAGACGGCGATCTGAACAACGCATTGGATTTCGGCTCCGATCAGTCGCTCCTCGGTATGGATCTGACCGATGAGATCGGCGAGGGTACGAAAAACTATGTTCAGCTGAAGAACAAGCCCCAGATCAACGGCGTTACCCTGACTGGGAATAAGACCGGAACTGAGCTTGGACTTGTGAACGCAGTTGAGGGTAAAGGCCTTTCGACGAACGACTATACAAACGAAGATCAGGACAAGGTTCAGAATCTGCCGAGTTCTGAGGAGTTCGATACCAATATCGAAACCATTGAGAAGGAAATCGACGATCTCGAAGAATTCAAAATGGGACTTGTGACTGAGTCCGACCTGAAGCCCAGCTTTGAAAACGGAAGCCTGGACACAAGAGATGGAATCCCGACTACGGTAGATTCTACGATCCGGCTGCGTTCCGGTTACTATGAGATCGAACCTGACTGCGGTTATCACGTGACGCTTCCGAGCGGTCTTACGTTCAAGTGGTTTGCGTACAACGGCGACACACCAGAGACTTTTGTCGATGCGGCCCCTGACTGGATCAGTGAAAGCACGATGATTCAGCACTCAAATGGTAAATACATCCGTCTGCTGGTTGCGAAGACCAATAATGGAACGATTGCACCGAGTGATGCAGCCGGGATCAGTGTTACGGTATATCGTTACACCGACGAGACACTGACTCAATCCGGCAAGGCGGCAGATGCTGAAATCGTCGGCGATTTTCTGCGCGGTGTTTATCCGCAGAACACCATTGAGGATGCGAAAATCGCGTCATTTGACGATGGCGCCGACAACATTCCAGTTAAAGCCCTGACGGTTGGAATCGAGCCTGTGCAGGATCTGCATGGGTATGATAACCCGTGGCCTGCGGGTGGTGGAGCTAATCAGTGGGATGAGCAGTGGGAAGTCGGCGGATATCACGATGACAGCGGAGCAAAAAATACTTCTACCGATCGCATTAGGAACAAAAACTATATTCCAGTAACTCCCGGAACTACGTATTATATTACAGGAGCAAGGATATGCTGGTTTGAATATGATTCGGATAAGAGCTATTTGCGTGTAGGAAACAGCGGAAACTTTGTTGGCCCAGACGTTTCATTTTCCGTATCTTCGGATTGTTATTATATAAATTTCATGACTGTCACATCGTATGGTACGACTTATAACAACAACATCGCCATCAATTATCCTGCGACTATAACGACTTACTCCCCCTACTCCAACATCTGCCCGATCAGTGGATGGACGGGTGCAAACGTGACGAGGACGGGGAAGAATCTGTTCAATTCCGATTTTTCGGCATGGTCTACAGGTAAAAGTTACTTATATATCAATAATGCCATACCAGACGGGCAAATCGCTCGATATACATTTGTTGATAAGGATACATCAATTTCGTTGGAAGGCATAGCTGTCGGATTTACTGCTGATGATTTCAGCAAAGTAGATAAAGCAATCGAATATAACTGGGCACTGCAAAATAGCACTGTTTCTGCTAACGCTTCGAATATAAGCATACGTTCAGGTATTATTTGTTCTAACCTGTTCATTTATCCTAAGACACAGGAAGCATTTGAAAAAATCTTTGCACGATTTGATATCATGGTTGAACTCGGCTCTACCGCTACCGATTACGAACCCTACACCGGCAACCAAATCTCCGTCGCGTTCCCGTCAGAAGCTGGTGATAGCGGCACAGTCTACAGCGGTACGCTTACGATCAACCCCGACAAAACGGGGATGCTGGTGGTGGATAAAGGACTGGTTGATCTCGGCAGTTTGGCATGGGTGAAAGGCGAAGCCGGTCTTTATCAGTTTTTCAGCGAAACGAACTTTGGCGCTTCAAATAGTACAAATATACTTTGTAGTATGTTCCGATATGGCCAAGCTTATACGGCCGCTGAAGATAATGTTATTGAACTTCGTGTTGGCACCTATCATCGTACTTGGGTCAGATCAAAATTGTATAGTAGCCTGACATCCGCAGAATTCAAGACAGCAATGTCCGGTGTCCAGTTGGTCTACCAGCTCGCCTCGCCTCAGACCATCCACCTCACCTCTGCCGAAGTCTCCGATATTCTGACTACCCTTCACGGCACAAACAACATCTGGGCTGATTGCGGTGATATTCAGAAGCTTACCTACTACAAGGACCCAACAATCCACTATGGCGAAGTGTTCACCGAGCCGATTGAAGTTCTGAATGAAAAGGTAAGTACGCTTGAAGAAACCGTATCCGATCCGGAAACCGGTCTTGGAAGCAAAGCCCCGGCCATTATGGAAACAGTCGGTCCTGCGGCTATTGCATCCTTTGACGATGGAGCAGATTCTGTTCCCGTGAAGAAGCTGGTGGCTCAGATCGAGCCTGCGCAGGATTTGCACGGGTATGATCATCCGTGGCCTGCGGGGGGTGGGAAGAATCTGCATAAACCTTATGTCTGCACTAACGCCAGTGCTGGTGTGACATTCACTTATGCAGATGACGGAAGTGTAACTTTTAACGGAACGGCAGCAGCAACAACCGGAATCCCGTCTATTGCGCTGGCGGTTTCAAATGGATACACGGATACACTTCCAGCAGGAACTTACACTCTCAGCGCATTCGGGCAGATAGATAATATCGGTTTTGAAGTTTACAGGACGAGTGATTCCACAAGGCTTGCTATTACTGGAAGTCCAACCTTTACGCTTTCAGAAGAAACAACCGTGCTTTTCCGTACGGCGGTTACAAACGGAACGACATATAACAACCAGAAAGTATATTTTCAACTTGAAAACGGCTCAACACCTTCAGCGCAGTTCTCTCCCTACTCCAACATTTGCCCGATCAGCGGATGGACGGGCGCTGAGGTGACAGGGACAGGGGAAAACCTGATAGATTGGAAAGTATCTTCAACGGCCAAAGCTGTATATTTGAAGCCCGGAACTTATGTGTTGTCATGGAATCGTGCGTTTTCACAGAGTGGTCTTTGGTACATGAGAGCGAAAGACAGCAGTGGAAATTATTACGATTCAAAGTCGGCATTAGGGCTTGATTCTTCGTGGACTCATTCAAATAGCAGTCATTGGAACTATTCCAATACAAATCAACCAATCGTATTCACAGTTCCGTCAGGGTGCTCACTAGTTGAATTTTTCAAACAGAATGCTGATGGTACTATTCCTGCGCAATTAGAGTTTGGTTCTACTGCTACCACGTACCACCCTTACACCGGCGACCAAATCTCAGTCACGTTCCCAGAGACGATCTACGGTGGCGAAGGCGATATTATTGGCGGGAAGTATGTTTCTGATATGGGATATATTCCAGATCTTGGAACTTTGACGTGGACAAAATACAATGTTGATCAAGGGACTCTTTTTAGAGCTGCCATACCACTCATCAAGAAAATTACAAATACGGCTGGGAAAATTAAACTACTTTGTTCTGCTTATCCATATGTGGCACAAAATGTAAGATCAGACAAAACATGTTCTGTGCCGACGAACTCTGCGAATGTTGACATCATTGATAATCGGTATTCAGATGCAGAATCGTTCAAAACTGCCATGTCAGGCGTTCAGCTCTGCTATGAGCTTGCCGAGCCTGTCGAATACACTCTGACTGGAAACAAGCTGACCACCCTCTACGGCACAAACAACATCTGGTCTTCAACCGGAGACGTTGAGGTCACTTATCCAGCAGACACCAAGGCCATAGTTGACACTAAAGCTGATGCTGTAAAATCGGAAGTCTCCGCCACTCAGTCAATGTTCGCGACCATTGAAACAACCTCAGCTGCCAGCAAGTCTTATGCAGTTGGGGACATGCTTGTATACAATAATCAGCTTTACAAGGTAGCATCTGCTATTCCTGCAGGTGCGACGCTGACACCAGGGACAAATATTGTTAGTACCACTGTTGATTCAGAGATTAGAAGTCGGAATGATAGCATAGTAAATAATTTGTCTCAGCAAATAAGTGATATTAAGGAAAATGACATTGAGGACTTAAGTCGCCAATTAAGTGACATTACAGGCTGTACCTCCTTGACCGGGTGGTCGGAAGAGCATTATTACCTTATCACTAATGGAAGCACTGTTGATGTTAATAGCCAGTCATACAGCGCCTCATACTCGTGGCGCTATATGGTTGTTCCGTGTGTTCCGGGGGACGTTTTCACTGTCAACGGCCAGGGAGGCGGCGTTCAGCGGCTCTGGTGCTTTACTGATGCTTTATACAACGTCCTATCGGTTTCTCCCCAGTCACTGATCGCAGCAAATCTAGTGATTACCGCACCTCCTTCTGCAGCGTTTTTGATTCTTAATGACAATAGTGGGAGCGAGTCTTATAGCGGCAAAACGATACCGAGCGCGTTGGACGATATTAACGCCGAGACAACGGCGCTCAACACTAAGATCGACGCTGTGGGTGGATATGTGTACATGGACACCAATCTGAGCTTCACACAGGAAGAGGGCTATGTAGATTGCACAAACGGGAAGCGAAGCAGTGCATCCGAAAACTACGCAAGGACTCCGTTTATTGAGGTCGATCATAACGCAGAATATTATTACACTGGAACAATCCAGAAGCTTTCCGGGGTCTGCGGATATAGTGAGCCAAACGTTAATTATTTTGTGGCATCGATCCTTGATCGCATTGCCGAAAATGATACGTATACGTTTGTCAACTATAAGCTAAGCATCCCCGATAGCATCAACTATATCATCGCTTCGACCAAAGTATCTGGCACGGCGCAAATCGTTATCAAGAAACGCGAAACAACTTTCACCAGAGAGTTTGAAAACTGGAAAAACATTGAAGAGGCACTTAACCGGCTTGTCGATGAAACTAAAACCACAAAGGTTGTTCTAGTCGGGGACAGCATTACAGCGGGTGTCGGCGGCACTGGATATGCTAATGATGGAGAGGTAATCGTTCCGGGCCTCAGCTATAAGCGGAATACCTCCGGTTATTGCTGGGCTAACCTTTTCAAAGATTACATTGAAGACAACTACAACGCAACAGTTCTGAACAATGGGTGCAGCGGAACGGACAGTAGTTTCCTTCTCACATATATCCAGACGTTGATCCCAACCGATACAGATGTGGTAATCATATCATATGGCACAAATGATCGGAAACGAGTTGTTGAAAATAACCGAGCCCTTCGAATTTCGACGCTCACATCCAACATGAAACAGATCATTGAATATTGCCGGAACAATGACGTTGCTTTCATCATCAATACGCCGCCGCCGAGCGGAGTGGCAGACGAAACGAACGTAGTAGAGGGAGCGAAACGGTGGATTCATCTGTTTGACATTGCCAATTATATTTCGAAAATTTGCTTCAACAATAACGTGCAGGTTTGCAACGTATACAACGCGGTTTCAAAGTTTTGCAGGTTCACCGGCACCGACTGGGAGCACACCTGCCTATCGGACACCCTGCACCCGAACGATACTGGCTACCTGATCATGTTCCGCGAGATCGTCAACCTGATCGGGCTGGCGTTACCGTATGACAACATTTATTAAATGGCACTTTATGCCACAGTTTGCAATCAATCTTACGTCACTTAACGGCCTATTTAGAATACAATAATACACACTAAAGGAGAAATTATTAATGGATGCCTTTACATGGATGGCAAATCCTTGGTGATGGTGATGTTAAAGCCTATTAACAGATAATGCTGAAGTCATAGCTCCGAAGGATACCAAACTTTATATCAACAATAAGATTGCTCAGGCGATCGCCAATTCTTAATTAGGAGGACAAATCAATGAAATATTCTATTATTAAAGTTATCAATGGTAACTTCTTTGTGCATGCAGAGGGTATCACTGATATTGCACAGGCAAAAACTCAGTTCCACGGCCTCTGCCAGACCCTCTGGAATGCCCCTGATGTTCTCACCGGCTATGTCATGATTGCGGATGAGCAGCTTGACGCGGTTGAAGGCTACAAGGAGTTCATTCATCACGAGGCACAGCCCGAACACACTCCGGAGCCGACTCCTGAACCGGAAAATACCGAAGGATAATAAGCAATTTCTATGAATCCGTCGGTTTTTGCTATTCCGAGAACGACTGAAGTTCCGATCGGAGCATATGGCGTTTGGCAACTTCCGGAGCTTAACGTTTCTATTCCGGTATATAAGGCAAACGGCTATACGGTTCAGAAGATTGTCGATACGGAAAATGCGGCATCCATTCAGAACTTCGGTGTCGGAAAACTTATCGCCGATCATGCTGAATCCAAGAGCAATGCCGGAAAAGGAAGCTGGGATATCTGGAAATGCCGTCCGGATGACACTGCGTTCATGATTATGCCGAACGAAACCCTGCAGTACAGATGCCTTTATGTTGCAAGAGTAAGGGTTCTGCGGCATGGCTACCAGCTGGATGGGGCAGGAGTGTATCTCAGGCTCCCGACTGATATCGCGTGTGTGGGCTGTGTCGATCGGGAGGGTGCCGAAAACTACATGGCAGTGTTCAAACTGATCGGAAAATTGCCGTAACTAAGCACGCATAAGCATGAAGAGACCGAAAAGCTTTATGAATCCTTTGGGATCCGTAAGGACTTTCCGGTCTCTTCGTTTGTTTTACAGCGTCTTATATTTTTTGAAAGATCCGGGCAATTCTAACATAAAACTTTCAAAATTGAAAGAGATATTTCAGAACTGAAAGGCTATCAATTGTAAATGCCTCGTAAAATTTACAATTCCTATAGTGGAAAGGGAATTCAGTGGCCCTTTCTTTTTGTTTTTAGAACATATTTTGGTAAATTCGTAATTTTTACATTTTCTATAGTAGAGAACACAATAAACTTTACTTATAGGAAGGAGCATCAATTATGTTAGCAATACTCAAAAAGGTATTGGATTATATGTGTAAAGGAGGAATTGCCTGGAACATGTGGAATTCAACTGGAGGGGAGGCGTATATTGATACTTTTCTGATTGGAAAGTAGAAAGAGGATGAAATGAGAGTCGTTTATACAGCGGCTCTCTTTTCTTTTATCTGAAAGGAGGTGATGGAACTATGAGACACAAATATGGCAGGGTCGTCAGCAAGGATAAGAAGATTTATCACGACAGCTGGTGTCCCTATGCCAAAAATATCAAGAGCGACAATAAATGGCAGACAAGTAACTTCAGAGAACTCAGAAAACAAGGCTACAAGCCCTGCAGTTTTTGTCAGAGACCACCCGGCATCGCATACTATTACCGAACTATAGAAAAACTCGACTGCATGTTCGACAAGTTTTCCAATTCGATCTGTGTGAAAACAAGTATTGGATTCTGGAAAGCAGTTTACGGAAAGGAGGATAGACTTTGGCGTTTATATCACATGAACTCATTCGGACGTGACCACTTTGATCCTGATCTGAACCCAAAGGAACTTGTGAAGGGAAGATTTCACAGGCAGAAAGATGTAGCACCCCAGGAGTCTTTCGAAAGCATTCTGAACTATATCCTGGCTCACGACAAGAACAAGCGGATTATTCAAGAAGACTATCGAAAACTTCCTAAGTCGTCAAAGCAGGATCGAAAATACTATTATGCGGCGAAGAACCGAAAGAAGCGCCATGACATCAATAAGGTTTTCAAGTTATTCGACAAAATCAAAATGGAAGGAGAATCTATTCACAATGGACGAAACGATGAGAATTTACATGCCGAAAAAGGCGGAAAGACCAAAGGCAGTCAAAGAATATAAAAAGAGAACCAACCTGGAAATCCTTCAGGACCTTACCAAGGAATACAACGACGAAATTCAGAGGCTGGACCACAAGCATCCCTGGGTTCTGCCACTGACCAGAGCATTTGCCATTCTGATGGTCATCCTGCTTATCGCGTCACTTGTCTCCTGGGCCCTTGATATTCGGACCAATCGGATTGCGGAAGCTTTCGCGGCAACTGCCCTTGCTGACTATCAGGCTAATCAGGATGCCAAGGCCAAAGAGATCGCGGCTCAGGCTGAAGCAGCTCTTAAGACGGAGGAAGCCATTATCGACAAGGAAGCCAAAGACGGAGCAAAGGCCATTTACGGTATCCGGAACTTTATCGACAAATACGGATACAGTGAACGGGACATCAGGACCTATATCCGCTGCATGTGTGACAGAGTGGACTTTGGTGGCGGAGTTAACGATTTCAATTCCATTGTCGCTCAGGAAGCGCAGTTTCTCGGATATTCTGAAAACAATCCGGTCCTTACTGAATACTATGACATTGTCAGAGAAGAGATTTGGACTTGGCACCACGAAACCTCAAAGCCCTGGGATGTAAGCTATAGATTTGCAGAGCTGACACCTCAGGGTATTTATTTGACAAACGAATTCGGAGTTGACGGTTATGCCAGACGGGTTCGTTATTAATAGTGGTACAGCGAGGAAGAGGTCGACTATAATGGGTCAACATAAGTATAATCCGACAGCGATTGCTGCTAAAAACGGTGAAATCCCACCGAAGCCAAAACCGCCATCGAAAAGAGAACGTGAAGCTATAGCATATGCCGCTTTTCAAGATGCAATGCACAAAAGAGGTTTATTGACACCGTTTGACATGAATATTCTTCTGGGTGTCGATAATGCCTACCTAAATTAAAAGGGCTACTGTAATGCATCAGATGAAAGGCCCGTTTGTCGTTGATAGCACCTACTAGATTAAAGGCCTAATTAACAGGCGATGACTACTATTATAATAAAGGAGAAAAAGAAAATGTCACTCACTAAAGTTTTTGCAGCATTCAAGAAGATCAGAAACTTCTTCAAGGAAACATTCAGCTATTCAACCGAACTCCAGCAGAAAGTCGAAGAGGATCCTGCAGACTACTGCTTACTGGACTACGTCATGGACTATTATATTTACGCCTGTCGGGAGACCAAGTCCGAGAACACTGTCAAAACCTACAAGAACTATCAGAGCAAGTATTTTCAGGGAATCCGGTATCACAGACTCAGCAGCCTGACACCGACACTGATCCAGGAAGCCATTTGGGACGAACTCAGCTCCGGAAAATCCGAAAAGACTGTCAAGAACGCATTTTATTTCCTGAAGTCCGTTCTGAACTATGCTGTCGAGAATCAGTATATGAAGGAACCGCTTGATCTCTCAGATGTGAAGGTTAAATTGCGGTTCATTCCTTCAGAGGCCGAAGTACAGAGTGATGACACCGGCGTTGAGGTCCAGACCGTAAAGGAGACCACAGAATGATATTCAAGACGTTGGGTGAAGACCAGCGGGTATATCAAGCCATCTGTGACTCCATTGACCGTCGTTCTGAGCAACTGATCGACTCAATTACGAACGAGATTGACTTTAAAGTGAATGATCCTGTTCAAATCGAATCGGCCTACGTTGTCATAAAGCAAATTCTTGAGATGGCAGATCGCGACAAAGAGACCTTTGCTCAATACAAGGTTTTCGGAACAATCTTTCCTGCTGTTCCCGATAAGCAGGACTACGCAACTGCCCTCAAAGAATACTATGAGAAGAAACAGGGTTTGACAAATCCGCAGGAATGAAGTACAATTCAGAATGATATTTCATTTAAGGACTGGTTTCTTTGCCTAAGGTCAAACTTCCAAAACCGAAAAAACTCCCGTCAGGAAATTGGAGAATTCAGTTTCAGGTTGATGGAACAAGATACTCTGTAACCGATGAAGACAAGGTAGTCGTCATCGAAAAAGCAGAGGAAAAGTATCTTGATATTCTGAGAGGAATAGAAACCGAAAAGAAAACTCCGTTGACTGTCGGAAAGGCAATGGACCAGTACATTGAAAGTAAGAAGGAAGCTTTGTCACCATCCACGGTTCTCGGGTATAAGAGAATTCGGAAAAACCTACTTCAAGATCTGAAAGGCATCAAGATTTCGGATCTGACGCAGGAAGATATTCAGTGTGCCATCGGAACTGATATTGCGAGAGGTGTCAGTCCAAAAACCATTCGAAATGCCCATGGATTTCTAAGCGCAGTGCTTCGGGTATACAGGCCTCAGTTCGTTCTCATTACGAGACTCCCGCAGAAAAAGCCTAAAGAAGCCATGATATTTACCGAAGAACAGATGCAGGCTGTCTGGAAGGGAGCAGAAGGAACCAGATATGAGATTCCGATTCTGCTTGCTTCCTGGCTTGGACTCAGGCTCAGTGAAATTAAAGGACTGAGATTCAGTGATATTTCGGATGGCCGGGTTCACATTCAGAGAGCCATAGTGACCGGTGAAGAAGGAGAAACCCTGAAGGCAACCAAAAGTGTGTCTGGAGATCGTTGGATCAAGGTTCCGGAAACGCTGATTGTAAAGATCGATGCGCTTCCAAGAGCATCTGAAAACGATTATATTTGTCCTATGACCGGAGCTGCGATCTACAAAGGCTTTCAGAGAATCTGTGAAAAGGTTGGGGTTAAGCCATGCAGATTTCACGATCTCAGACACTTTGCGGCTAGTGAATCTCACAGCTTAGGAGTTCCTGACAAGTATTCCATGAAACGGATGGGGCATAAAACTGACAACATGCTCAAGACTGTTTATCAGCATGTGATGCGTGACAAAGAAGACCAGTTTGCGGATGTCATCAACGAAAAAATGGAAGAACTATTCAAAAATGCACACGACAGTGCACACGGTTTTCAAGAAAGCCAGTAATTGCTAGTAGTTTGAGGGGTAATTTTACTGGGTTCAACTCCCCTCATCTCCACCATTTGAGAGGCTCAGTAAATACTGGGCCTCTTAAGTTTTACTGGTGGTTTACCGGTTTCACAGTTGAAAGATATTTATTAGGGTTGAAACGAAAAATGCACACGTGAAAGAAAATAATGCACACGAAAGTGCACACGACTTTTTTGTCAATAAACCATGGCGGGAATGAAATGGGACCAAAAATCAAATCATCACCAATTATTCGCTGTGCAATCATGACCAGATCATTTTCGTCATGGTTTATTTTTATATAGTAAGTCGTTCATTAGCCGACCGATACAAATATTATTAAAGGAGGAATGCGGCAACAACTACGACGAATCCATGTTCGAAGACGCCCTTAAGGAAGTGTGGCCTGAACTCTATCAGCAGCTCAAGAACATCGAAGGTGCAGAGAGCATTCTCGAATGTCTGATTGCGCTGAGAACTGCCATTCACTTACTTGAGGTTTATGACAATGGAGGGCGTGAAGCGTTAGAGGCTTTACGTTTCGGAAAGAGTTAGACAAATCTAATTATATTTGAGGTGAGTGCTATGCCTAAACCATAAATAATTATTAATAAAAGAAAGGATGATGTACTATAAGTAATTCTATTCGTCTCTCTAAAAAGTATGGTGTTAATCCAAGCATTCCGGTCTGTTTCTGGTGTGGCCAGGAAAAGAACGAGATTGCACTTCTCGGAAAACTTGGCGGTAGGGGTGAGGACCTTGAAGCTCCCAAACGTTGTATCCTAGATTATGAACCCTGCGACAGCTGTTTGGAACAGATGTGTCTCGGTGTAACAGTTATCGAAGTTACTCAGGAGCCGATCCATGAGAATATTGTCGAAATCCAAAATGGGATTTATCCGACAGGGTCCTGGGCTGTCCTTAAGAAGTCTGCTGCTGAGAAGCTTTTTGTCAACGATTATTCCGGTCAGGATTCTGTTCTGATGGAACGTGGACTCTTTCGTGAAATCTTTGGAGAATCGATATAATGAGCTTTTTCGAGAACATGTGCGAAATGACCGGTCTGGAACCTCAGACAAGCTTCTGGGAAGATTTCAGTACCGCTGATATTTTCGGTGAGGCATCCATTACGAATACGTTCGATCGGGCCTTTGAAGGCTGGAAAGATAATGTCGTATACCTCACGGAACTGGTCATGGTTCTGAACTGGAAGATCTGGTACTGGAACGAATTCAATGAAGCATACAGCAAACTATATCAGAGTCTTTGGGAGAAGGCCGATCTCTGGGCCATGGAAAACCTCAAGGACGATGATATGAGCTATTTTTTGAGGACCACGGACTAAGGATGAATCCAGAATTCCGGAAGTTCATGTCCGGATGTACATCGAAGAGATTAATGCCGTTTATGCAAGAGAGCCGATCAGAAATACCTTTGACGCCGCAAGGATCCTAAAAGAGCAGTTTGCCGACTTTGACCGGGAATATGTTTATGTCGTGAACGTAACGTCCAGTGGGAAACCAATCAGTTACCATATGGTCGGAATCGGAGATACGAACGCGACGCACTTCCCGGTCAGCACAATGTTCAAGACTGCACTTCTGCAGAATGCCGTTTCCATTATTATCTGCCACAACCACCCGGGAGGCACGGCATATCCGTCAACTGAGGATATTTCTGCAACGAAGGTAATTATTGAAGCCGGCAGGATGCTCGGTATTCGTGTTCTGGATCACTTTATATTTACGCCACATGACTATGTGAGTATGAAGGAGGTGATGCCGGAACTATTTTGATATATGAAAGGAATGAACTATGAGTGTTTCATGGATTTTGTACTTTATTGGATGGGGGCTATCGTTTCTGTATGATCTGATTTTTAGTTGGGATTATCTCAAGAAGCACTACAACATAGACCGAAGGCACCAGGGAGATCGCCTTATCCCATATGCCGCAGGTATCATTGTAGCAAATTTCATTATCTCTGGATTATGGCCCCTGTACGCGGTCGGAGATCTGTACCATGCGATTCGAAACGATGATGTCTACAAAAGTACAAGATTATAAGGAAAACAGTGCTTGTAGGAGCGATTCTGTGAGTTCTGAATGATGATTGGTTCATCTGAAGAATTTCCATTCGCTCCTGCAAGCATTTTTTATTGACATTTTCGCATTTTTTACAGCTTTTATGGTAGAAAGGAGGTGTGAAACGAATGGAAAACTATCGAGAAATAGCGAACGTCCATTGGAACAGATCACGAATTATCTGGAAAGAAGAATTTAAAAACCTTAAAAAGCAGGCAAAATGCGTTCTGAGGGCCGAAATCGAAAGCATCAGGTATAAAGCCATGAGAAAAATTGCAAATGCATCGATACACGCATACTATGACTCAACCGAAAAATTCGATAAGGCACTTGCAGAAGCAAAATGTTGCCAGAAAAAACACGAAGAACTTAAAGATCTGTACAATGAAGAGTACTCGAAGTATACAGCTGCCATGGAACAGTATCGTGCAAGCACCAAAAATGAGTAAAACTCAAAAGAATGGATCCTGAATTTTACAGGATCTATTCTTTTTCAGCATCCTGAACAACGATCTTTCTGAAATGAAAGAAAAGTTTATGTTTCGAAGCTGAAAGAAAATTTCAAAATGGAAACAAATGGCTACAGATTTACTTGATGAAGCAGTCGGTCCGTGCTATATTTTTAGTGCTGGCCGGCAATCTATTATTACATAAGAGGATTGCTATTATGAAAGACGAAAAGTATGAGCAGACCAAGAAACGCATGGATCGTTTTGACAGACTTGTCAGGGATTACCTGAGAACGTATCGAAAATCCGTTGATATTCTTGCCAAAAAGATTAACTGCAGCCCGGCGTCACTATGGCGGTACCGAAACCATGTCGAATCATTTGAGCGGGCCCCATTTGATGTTATCTGCTCCTGTCTCAGACTCTTCAATGCTTCGAATGAGGACCTTCGTTATATTTTAGGGCTTCCAACCGGTAAGTGCAATGAAAACTGAATACCAACTGAGTAAGCACCGTTTTTATGAGCTGAAACACTTCTGTCTGCAGTATCCGGAGTGGAAACGTATTTATGCCAAACTGGACGGCTGGCCTGACGAAATCAGCAAAAATGAAGGCGATACGACTTCTCGTGATGGAATCCGGCGTGCCCAGATCGGTAGCAATATTGAACTGATCGAGGAATGCGCCAGATTGGTCGGAAAGGATATTTTGCGGTTTGTAACCGATAGCCAGACTGTTCTGCCGACAGAGCTTCGATATCAGTATCGATTATTTTTCTGGGAACTTTCGAAAAGAAGATCGTAAAAATCACACCTCCCATAATGAGAACAATAAAAGGAGGTGAGACAAATGAATTATAAGATCAATACGGTGTACGTTATCATGCACGACCATTATAAGATTATATGGGATCAGATGGGCCAAGGTCAGACAAAAGACAGCTTCACAGAGATCAGCCGGATATTTGCAACACGTGAGGAAGCAGAAAAGTATATCGCTGAGCTACGTGATGAATACCGGAATGGAAATCTGTGCCACAAGAATGAACTAACCATGGATATCTGGACACCCGATCTGTATCGTCTTGGTTATATTCTGGAACGTTCTGCAGGGACGTGCACCGAACAGAGAATCAGTTATGAACTTCAGGAAAGAGTTCTCGAGTAAAAAACTGAGAGTCAGCAATGACTCTCTTTTATTTTTTCAGGAGGGAAATATGGAAACACCGAACAAAGACTTTTTTGCCCTGCACAAAATCGGGCTTCTGATTAAGTTGACAAAATCGGAATTCGAACGGGATGTTGTCAACAAACTCATTGAGGTCCGATCCGTTCAGGAACTTGATCGACAGATTGGCCCGATGCTGGAATTATATTTCGCTGAAACAGAAGCCATCTGGAAGCATTACAGACCGGATCTGAAAACCGCATCGAATGCTCCGGAAGAGCCGGACATGAAAACACAGAAATGTGCGATTCTGAGCCAGCTTCTTGTTACGCAGTTTGAAGAGGAAGTCATGGATGTGCTTCGGACGGTTGATGATATTTCGAAAGCCGATCAGTATATGGAAACAAAACTCATGGAACTGTGGGATCGGGAGAATGAACTCTATGAGTTTTACGGCCTTCAGTACGACGATCCGAGAAAACGGACTGATATTTCGTAAGATTGACAGCTCCTATAGTGACAAGGATTTATTGTCAGAAAGGAAGTAAAAACTATGAAAAAGAAAAACTCAGAAAAAATCTTTGCAATCCTGATGGCGTTGCTGGCGATGGCAATCGGAGTGTTTCTCGTCTATGCGGTAGACACCGGATGGGAAGCGGTTCTGATGTACGTCAGCATCACACTGGGACTTGCGCTATGGCTGGTTGGACTTATTGCATTCATGGCATACATTTCCGGCTACATGGATAAGTAAGGGCCTTGTCACGGAAAAGGGATTGTCGAAGCTGACAGTCCCTTATATTTTTGCCATTTCGTAAGATTTACAACTCCTATAGTGGAAAGAAAGGAGTTGTTTAAAATGTTAAAAATAAGAAAAATCAAGGCGGCAATTTACAACAAGTTTATGGGACCGATCAGACCGGGCCACACGGATGAAGTGTTCGAATTACGGGATGAACACTACATCCTGAAGGAAAAATGGAGGGTCGTATCCCTGGGAAGTGAAGACACAACCTGGATCTATCAACAGATGATTTAAGCACAGAATTTCTGAGAGAAGTCACACCGACTTCTCTTTTTATCGTTATTCGAAGAATTTACAGCTTCTATAGTAGGAAGAAATTTAAACAGAAAAGGAGAATTCAGTCATGTTTAAGAAAATGAGCAAGGAAGACCGTAAGGTAATGAGAGGGCTTATTGCGAAGGTACTGAAGTTCATCGGGACATTGGACCCCGGTGAGATCATGTTCCTGAGCAAAATCATCACAAGCCTGATCGGACCGAAAATCGAACTTGATGACGATGACGAATAAGGAGGGAAATTTATGTTTAGAGAAATCCGAGAAATCAGGACCAGTGAAAAACTGGTAAAGGAGAAAGAGAAACCGGCAGGATTCAAGGAGATTAAGCCTGAAAGAACCTGGGCAGAAGGAGAAGCACAAGCCTTCTGGGATCAGTTCTGGGAACAAATGGCAGCTTCAAATGAGACCTGACCGGTCTCTTTTTTTTTTTTCGAAAGGAGGTGAAATTATGCGCCAGGAGGTACTGTACGTCATTTTATTTGCGGTTGGCATGCTGCTCGGTTATGTTATCGGAATTCTCGGAAAGGGTGAAGGCCACCGAAAACCGGACGGGATCATTACTATTCAGGAAGAGGACGGCAGGGAAAAAGCACTATGGGATTTTTCAGGAATCAGCGAGGATGAGCTACTGAAACGAAAATTTCTGTCGGTAAAGGTTCAGAACAATCTTTCGAAAAAATGACAGGTTCTATAATAGGGAGAGATCCCTGCATTATATTTTTGGAGGTGGCAAAAATTGGTTGACGCAAAGACGAACTATGAAGCGATCGAAGAAGCCAGGAGTCTCATACTTGAGGAAATGAAAAAATATGGGGCGACAACCTCGGAATACCTGAAGTGTGTCAATGCACTCAAGACTCTGAGCGACATCAACGGAGGATGGGAAACCCGCGAGAACACCCGACTCGACAACAACCGGAAGAACGATATCGAAGAAGACAAGGTTGCGAACGAGACGGCGAAGATCGAAGCGGAGAAGATCAACCGGGTCATCAGAGTCTGTGAGGACATCACATGGTTTGCCGGCGGGACGTTTATAGGCCCGACGCTCATGTACAACATGGACGAGACAAAGCAGGCTTATCGCGGCATGATGGAACCTATCAAGGAATTGCGAAACAAGCTGATCAACAGAAAGTAAGCAAAAATCAGAGTAAAGGGGCTGTCAATTTGACAGTCTCTTTATTTTTTTTTCGAAAAATTAACAGAGTCTATAATGGAGCAAGTAAGCTACCATATCAGAAAGGAGCCAAAAGTAAATGTTCGAAGAAATCTGGAGCACAGTGAAGAAAAAAGCAGAAGAAACTAAGGAAAAGGCGGTGAAAAAGAAAGAAATCATCCAGGAAACCGTCAAAAAGTATCCACAGGTCGTGAAACCCGTGCTCACGGCAGCTGGAATGGTCGCACTGGGAGTGATCAGGACGATCAACAGCATTGAGCAGGGCAAGATCGAAGCCTGCAAGGTACAGGATGACGTTTCCGGACTCGATTTCGTGACAAAGCATCCCCTGACCAATCAGGAGATTCTGGAGCTGGACAGCAAGCTCATGGAAGGACAGACAACCGGAGAAGCACTTCAGGATATGAAGCTGCTCCGCAAGGAGAGAAAACGGAAGTAATTCCGAAGAATAGGGCTCGTGATTTTCACGGGTTCTATTTTTTTCGCATTATTCGAAAAATCCGCAACGCTTATGATGAAGATAGACCGAAAGGAGAGTAATAATGGATAAAACAATAGATCAAATTATTGAAGGAATCAAATCAGGAAAGACATTTACAGTCTCAACTTCAATGTACGAAAATTATTATACATATCGGAACGGTGCATTTTGCAGCACGTTTGAAAATGGAGTAGTGAACGAATCGAAAGAAGTAACGGAAGAGGCCGTTCGGAAGCACATTTCGCAGGCGCTGCATAACCCGAATCGATACGATGCAGGATTTGAGGAAGACTACGAATAATCATTCCATATAGAATCAGAACGAAGACCGAAAACTATTTGCATGGTCTATCTTCTTTCGTAAATCTGACAACTCATATAGTGAAGCAGAAGATCTGCTATCTTAGATTTAAGAAAGGAAATTCAAGAGATGGATGATTGGAACATTGTAGAAACTGTAGGAGCAGAAAATGTTGTGCAGAGAGCCACAGAGACCTTTGACAAATTTATCGGGTTTATGGAGGAACACAAACAAGAACTGAAGGATATATTCAGTGTACTCGATGGACTCGATGGCGAGCAGGCACTGATGGTGGCACAGACTTTTGCGACTCTGGCCGAAGAAAACAAGGACAGCATCAACGAAAGACTGGGAATAACAGAATAAATCAGCTTCAGGCAAAAGGAAAGTCTTACAATGGCTTTCCTTTTTTGGTTCGAAAAAAATACATCTCCTATAGTAGAGCAAAGGCTCTGAATCAATATTAAAGGAGAGATGTAAATTGAGCGAGAAAAAACATGCCGAAATCACAGGAAAGGTATTGATGATCGGGATTTTATGCGCCCTGGCATATGCATATTATGGAGCAGCAGGCATTGTGCTGGTGGGTGCATTACTCCTGTTCATTATGAAATGACGTGATTTCGAGGAGAGATTCGCAAAATCGGCGGACTCTCCTTTATTTTTTCATCAATTCGCAAGATTGACAACCACTATAGTAGAGAGGAGGCGAACGAAATGGATGAATCGACATCCGAGAAGGACAACCGACATTCAGATTTAATGTTTCGGAAACTCCACGGGGGTCATGCCCCGGAGGCTGAAATGCCTTAACGCCGTAATGGTGCAATGGTAGCACGCCGGGCCACAGAAATGTGGTGTCTGATGGTGAATGAAACCGGAGACGTAAGTTCGAAGCTTACAACTCTTATTTTTTTCGTAAATTTTACATTTTCTATGATGAGGAAAGAACCTCAAAATCATATTTACGAAAGGAAGAACCCAAATGAGCAAGAAAACATTTCAAGGAGTAAGCATGGAAGAGATTGAAAACCTGCAGGTGGAGCCTGTAGAGGATGAAGTCCAGGTCGAAGTGAAGCCAAGCGGATTCAGACGCTTCTGGCGGAGACACGGAACAGATGCTATCGTGTATACCGTTCAGGGCGTGTGTGCCGCGGCTACGATCTGGGGACTCGTTCACGAGATCCGGCAGGGGAAGCTCTTCAACAAGCAACTCAAGGAGCAGTGCGGGTATACCGACAATATGACGGAAGGAATGGCCATTGGAGCCAACCTCAAGAGTCTGTGGGAGAACCACGGAAAATGGGAGAAGAATAACAAGAGCAAGTTCAAGCTCGTCAAGGGCCTGTTCGAAAACATGGACATGGAGCCCGGTGAGTACTTTTCGGTGAATACCGTGAAGGACAAATCGGGAAGTTTCCGAAAGGAAATATTCCATATGTTGGATAACGGGTTCTACCACGACGAGATTATCTGACAAAGATGAACTGTGGAGGAGACATTACGTCTTCTCCCGTTTTTCTTTTCGTAAAAATAACACCTCCTGTAATGAGAACAAAACAAATACAAGGAGGAATCATTATGTTCGCAACACTTATATGGCACACACTGGGATGGCTGTTAGGGATCAGTGCCCTGTTGGCTTTATTGTGGATGCTAATCGTAATCATCGGCATTGTGCAATATTATACCAACAAGCTTGGATCATTTGATGAGGCCCTGCTGTATGTGACCATTCTCAGTTACTGCGGCATGAGCAACAACGATTTCATCCGCGTGGATGATTAATACTCAGGCAAGAGGACTGTTATATTTGCAGCTCCTCTTCTATTTCGTTCGTAATTTTTACACTTCGTATAATGAGGATAAAACCTCAAACACTATTTTTTATCGAAAGGATGGAACACAGCATGAAGAAAACGGCAGCGAAAATAATCGGAGGCATCATCGTGGCGAAGGTTATTCAGGAATGGGTGTGTTACATAATGGCCCTTACCGGCCTCGCGATGGAGAAGGACAATCTGGATCCAGACTGTGAGTACGAGTGGACCAAAGGAGACCACCGGATTCCGAGAAACAAGCAGGAATTACACGATAAGGTCGGCCTGATTGAGAAAACGGCAAAGTTGGCGTCTCATGGAATCAAGTGCTATCTGCATCCGGACAAAATCGGAAAAGAATAATGTTTAACCAGGAAGGGCTCTGGAGACAGGGCCTTTCCTTTCTGTTTCAAAATGGGAGTGACATGAAGTACTATTACGAGAAACCTGAGAAATGGAGCGGTGCAGGAGAAATTTATATTTGTGACCATGTGCTGTTCAACAGATGCACGCTTATTAAACGAGGCGGCAAGGGTATTATCCTTATTCAGGAACGTTACAATGAAAAAACCAAGGCTCGATGATGGGGCACCGTCGATCCCTGGCTTTCCTATGATATTTGTGCTCATGAAAACTTTCCACGGTTTTTTAACGAGAATGCGTCAGTTCCTGATGAAAACGGCATGTACCCAATTTTCCCGGTAAGAAAAATCATGTGGACCCTTCGAATGAAACCCCTAAGACAGGAAAAATGGGAAATCAGTCCGGATAAACTATGTCTTTCGGATCGATAGGATTGCCATCTTCATCTTCGCAGTAAAGATAATCCGTGCAACAGTCTTCGCACAATGTGCCGCTATGTCGCTGAACATATTCATACCGGCCTGGACCCCAGTGCCGATTGATGTCAGCTTTTACCCTGGCCATGTTGAATTCGGCTCTGCATCTGTCACAAATTGTCATCGTTATTACCTCCAATACACTAATTTTTAAGGAGTGAATCATTATGTGCGAATTTTGCGATCTGAGTGACGACTACCGTGTTGTAAACAAGCGTCTGAAATCCAATCCGTTTCACAGTAGAAACGAGGCCCTTGAACTGTACATGGTGCGCTGGAATCCCGATCTCAAGAATGCCAGAAAAGGCGAGAAGCCATTCATGACTCTTGAGGCTCAGGTAAAAGGTCTTGAAGGTGAGTTCAAGGGCATCGCGCTGGAAGCGGTCAGTGTCAAGATTCAGTATTGTCCGTTCTGCGGTGAGAAACTGTAGGATAGGCCGCATTTCCTTTTCATCCTAACATAAAATTTTCAGATTTGAAAGAGTTCTTTCAAAAATGAAATGAACAATTCGTAAAATCTACAAAGCCTATAGTGAGGGAGAGACCGAAATGGCTCTTCCTCTAATTTTTTATTTTAAGGAGGAACCAATCATGGCGAAATTCAACTTCAGCATCGACTGGGAAAAAGTAGCGAAAGGCGTCAGCAAAACCTGCGGAGATATTCTCTCGGCCGGAATGCCGCTTATCGTCAGCGGAGGAGCGACCATCGGACTGGCGCTGCTCTGCAAGAAACTGAACATCCCCTATGATGTTCTGACCGATCCCTATGGCCTTCGGGTGGAGAGCAAAGCTTCCGGAAACCAGAGTTCCTACCCCTCGACCATCATGCTGCTTCCGAATAATCCCATTGAAGCCGGGATTGCAGCAGTAACGTCCACGATCAGCACCAGCAGCAGTGAATACTATATCGCGCAGGCAGCCGATCAGATCAAGGATATTCTGAGCAGTAACCAGAGCAGCATCTCGGCAAGCACCATGACCTATGCGATTACTATGCTCAGAACCCTGGCTGACAAGTGCCGCAGCACCTACTACCGGAACGAAATCATTGAAATCATCGCGGATATTTCGAAAGGAGATTTCTGATGACAACTTCAGATAACAAGCTTCCGGAACTCACACCGGACCAGGTTCAGCTTATCGTTTCGACCATGGAACGAATCATTCGGGCGGACACCAGGGACACAGTAGGAAAGATCAAACGGACATTCGGTCTGGGCGAATCGGACTATCGGACCATCATGGATCTCAGCATGCCATTTATCCGGGCCAAGAACCGTGGATCCATGTGGGAAGAGCGCTATCGGAGCTTTCGGCAGAGACTCGCCGTGTATGTCAGCCAGCATAAGAACGAGACCATTTCCGGTTTAGATCTCGGCCGTGCAATTCACAAAATGACAGAAGAAGCAAGAGTTGAGGCCACAAACAAATCATATGAAGAGGAGGATGACGAAAATGATCTCGAACAGTGAAAACAAGCTTGTGAGATTCGACAAGTATTGCCCAAACTGCGAATACTGGAATGATGGGGTGGAAGTCCAGTACTGTGACGACTGCCTCGAGGAATCGGTTCGAGAGGGAACCGAGAAACCCGTGCGATATAAGGAGAAGAGCAATGGATGATATTCTGACCGCTTACATATGCGACGGCCTGGATGAGTGCAGTGACAAGCTCGGATGTTTTCGATGCGGAAAACCGGGATTCGATTATTGTCACCACACCACTAATCCGAAGCACGCGCTGAACGGACCCTGCGACGACCCGAGAACAGATCCTGAGCGTTTTCACAAGCTGAATGGATCAGCAGACGGAAAGGATCTCTATTGGGAAGGTGAGGTCATCCTGGAAGATACCGAAACACTGCCCGCATATGAAGACTAAGAAAGGAGAAATAAATGCCAAACTGGTGTGCAGGAACACTGAGATTTCGTGGCAAAACAGAAAACGTCATGAAATTTCTGAACGAGGGATTTGAGATTTACAATGAGCGGGAACGTGATGTTCATGGACAGACCAAGTACATCTGCAAAATGATGGAACGGATCAAGAAAGAGGATCTGGAAGATGGCTATGGTATCCCCGTGGATCTGAAGGACAATGGCGAGTACATTTATATTTCCGGAACCAAAAGAGCCTTTGTCGATTGGGGTCAGAGTATCGGAATGCGGAAGAATGAAATTTTCTCGTGGATTGAAGACGGGAAAATGCTTGTCATTCTTCCGGTCAAGCAAGCCTGGGGATTTGGAATCAATTACGAGGATTGGATTAATATTTCGAAAAACTACGATATCGATCTGCATCTTTTCGGATGGGAATGCGGGCTTGAGTTCGATGACGAGGTCGAGATTCACAATGGAGAGATTGTAAAAGTTGGAGGCCACGATTACAAGGACTGGCTCTGGGAATGCCCGAACCCGTTTATCGGAGGCTGATACCATGAGTTCTGTCGGCGAAATCGGTTATCAAGAACAGATTGATGAGATTCTGCACCAGAAAAAGATCAGACGTGCAGGGTCTCATGTTTTCTGTGTCGGATGCGGAGCGTTGAACGTAACACTCTACAAATGGCGTAACAGTTATATTTGCAGGAATTGTAAGAAGCACATGGAAACAATTGGTGAAGAAGCTTTCATTAAAGCATTCAGTGGAAAGGAGAACAATTCATGACAGGTCAGGAATACATCAACATTGTTGAGGAACGTTACAGCAATTACAAGAGCAGGCCCATCAGTCAGTGGACAACCTTCGAAAAGGGTTGCTTTGCAACGAAGGAAATCTATCGGGTTACCAGACCCATCTGGCTGGAAAAGCTTCAGGGACATCAGAAAGGAGGGAAACGATAATGTACAGACTGTTTAAAGAGGCGGCGGATGCCATTATTCGGTACCATGGAGACAAGAGTGAGCAGAACAAAAAGGATGCCGAAGAAAAGCTTCGGGCTCTTGAACGGACACTCAGACCGAATGGAATGGACCGGTATACCATCAAGACGGTTCTGGATGACGTGATCCGGGAACGCATTGCTCACGGAAAAGTGAGAATTTCATAAGTTTTTTGGAACAGAAATTCTATATAGAGGAGCTTTAGAATGACGCTTAATGCACAGAAAGTTGCGTGCCCCGTAGAAGTCGGTGATATTTTCTATCGGCCGTACATCGACAAAAAGACAGGACGGGAAGTCAGGGACCGGATCGAAGTTATGATGTTCGACACACAGGATCCGGAAAAATGGGTTTTCGATGAGGAACGCGGTATTTATCGGAACTACTGGAGAATCCACGGACGCTATCTTAACCGTGGAAACAGCAGCGTTGAACGGGATTTTTCGGATTTATATTTCCAAAACCCGGATGTCGTGATTGAACAAAAGAACAAAAGCAGGAGGAAATTCAGATGACATCAGCTCATGGAGAAGTCAGGTTCCCAATGGAAATCGATATGCGGTACGGCGGAGACAACAAACATCTGGTGATGCCGGCTAGTACGAAGGTCAGATGCTGGTTCTGCGGACAGGAGTTTGCCGTCACTAAGAAGCGATGTGAATTCCTGGCATCGAAAAGCGGTGTTATGGATGACCTGCCGTACATCAAATGCCCTTATTGCGACACCTATGCTCATGCGGTCTATTACATGGAGCAGACCGAAGAGAGAAAGCTTCACCAGAATCCGGTAAAGCCGAAGGCAAGGCGTCAAGGTTCATGATTCCTGAGGAGAAGGTTAGATGAGCGAACTATTTGAAGGATATACATTTGAGCCAAGCGGGAAGGTGCCAGATGATGTAACGATGTATTACGATCCGGAACCAGAACCTGATATTTGGTCACCGTGGCGTGGTCTTGGGGAAGGCAGCGGATTTACCGGATCACACTACACTGACTTATTCAAAGAACTGCTTGCACAACATATTGAACATAAAAAGGAGAATAAATCGTGAAAATACTTGAGAAACTTCAGGAAAAATACACCAGAAAAAAATCCTATGAGGCAAAAGGATGCACTTGTGAAATAACGAGAGACAGCGATGGAACGCCAAAAGAATTCCTCATCTGGTTCGATTATGTGAATCGTTCTGGAACCATATCGACAACGCCAAAAATCTCACTCAGTCAGTCGGACATTCAGGGAATCGGCAACTTCTGGCTCAAAGAAGGCCTGATTGGAGGAGAGTTTGAGTGATTCTAACCGGAAACCAGATCAAATGGGCAAGAGAACATGGTTATCTCAGCATTTCGGACTGGGATGAGAAACGGCTCAATCCGAACAGCTACAATCTGAGACTGGCGGATGAGCTGATAGTATACAGTTATCCATTGCCATCCTTAGATGAACGGAAATACTATGTACGGTCTATGGATGCGATTTTGACCCATAAACAGCTTTATGAAGAATATCTACAGAAGCGAGTCAGCGAGACAGAATACTATCAGATTCTCGAATCTTACCGCAAAAGATATTCCAGTCTAAGCGATCCGATTGTACTTGACATGAAAGAAAATATGGAGACCTATTCCTTTAAGATCCCAAAAGAAGGCCACACGCTTTTGCCAGGGGTCTTATATTTGGGACGGACCATGGAATACACCGAAACCCATAAGTTCGTGCCTATGTTGGAAGGGAGATCCTCAGTTGGACGGCTTGGCATCTCAGTTCATTCGACAGCTGGATTCGGGGACATCGGGTTCAGTGGATACTGGACGTTGGAAATCAGCTGTGTGCAGCCGATCAGAATTTATCCCGGGGTGGAAATTTGTCAAATCTATTATCACACGATTGCTCCTGACTGTGATATTTGGATTCCAGATGATGACAACAAGAACATTATGAAATACGAAGATGGCGGTAAGTATCAGAAAAATTCCGGCATTCAGCCGAGTATGATGTGGAAGGAATTTGAGAAATGATTGGAGGGAACACACATGAACGGTCATTACGCATCTATTGATGCATGGAATGAGCTGATCCTGACCCTGTATGGTTCGGACGGCAAACAGCGAATCGAGACCATCATCAAGTACATGGAACTCGGTATGATGCACTGGCTGCCGAAATGGATAACCCTGGTCGGAGGGGCAAGAAGCGGAAAGTCAACGCTGATCGCCATATTGTCCCGTATGTTTGAAGACGGCTGGATCTGCATTGGGAGTACTTCCTCAGACTATGGGCAATATAACCGGATCCTGAGCATCGCCCAGGACGTTGATTTTCCGAAACTGTATCGGAACGTCACTGAAAATTTCAGCTTTTCAACAGACTATCACATCCTGGCAGCAACCAACAAGGAGCCTGAGAATCCAAAGCACTTCGAAGAGGTGGAATTTATTCATCCAACTGGGAACACACTATCGAAATGGCATTATGATAAGTGCCTTGCGATCATTTGTGAAGGAATCCCGGAGCTGAAATTATATTTCCGTCTTCTGGCCGAAAAGGAATTTCTGAAGAGGCTACTCTGAATGGTAACTGCACAATGAGCAAAAAGTGCATACAATTCAAGAATGGGAACATCAACCTGAGAATCCCGAAAGAGGACCTGGAGGATTATCTGAAAGACCAGGTCCTCTATCTTTCAGAGCTGCTGAGCTGGAATAACTGTGACTTTATCGGAGAGACTTATTGTCTGAACAATTTCGAGACAGGTCACACAATCTATAACTGGTATATGGACTGCACTTATATTTTCCCATGGCGAGAGCTGGACACTCTGGCATCAGGGAAAATGGTCAAACTGTATGCACATCCAGTTGAGGACTGGGAACGGGAACTGTTAGAGCATGATATTTGAAAGAAGAATCATAATGAGCTTTGATCTGAATTATTGGCTTAAAGAAACCATTAGTATTATCAGTTTAGGGCCAGAGCCTTTTTATCAAGAAGTTAGACCCAGGATTGTCTGCAATGATGGATATTCTGTATCTGTGCAGGCAAGCGAATACATGTATTGCGATCCTCGTTATACGCAGTGGCAAAATGAAGATGGATGGCAGGTTATTAACGGCAGCTGGTGGACATCGAGTAAAACGCAAAGAAATTTCGAAACCGATCGCTTCACGCCGTACGAATCTGTAGAACTTGGCTATCCGTCAGAAGAGGACGAACTTATCAACGAATATGCTGAGGGCGATGACTATATTAACACTGTTTATGGCTATGTTCCAGTTGATATTGTAGAGAAGCTCATCGAAAAGCATGGCGGGTTTAAAGGTGTGGATGAAAGCAACGTGAAAGGAGAATCTGAATGACCTGTTCGAACAACTGTCAACATTGTGCACATGGGATACCTCAAACGTCATTTAGATGTCTAAATCGAAATTCTACATGCAATGGGCATTGCGACAAATGTTCATACAGTACTGTAGAGTCAATTCGTTATATTTGTTCATTGGATTGGGTAAATAGGAAAGGAGAACCAATTGATTAAACGAATCATTTGTGCATTACTCTGCGTGATATTTGCGTTCTTTCTAATTGGCTGCGGTACACCAATTGAGCGAGTAGACGAGAAACCGCAAAAACCCGTCTCGATGTTTATTATCGTCGAAGGGAGCGGAATGGACTCATATCGAATCGTATATCATCGTGATACTAAAGTCATGTATGCTGTATCTTGTGGAACCTATAATACTGGTAATTTCACGGTACTGGTTAATCCCGACGGAAGTCCCATGCTTTGGAAGGGAGATTAATATGAAAAACTGGCAGAAAGTAAGTCGAGGTGAATTTGTCGATTTCATTAAATCATACCCGTACGAACTCGATACTGATTATTATATGGACGTTATCTCATGGAATGATTTTCGAGATGGAAGAACTTTTCCAGAGAGTATGGTGGCAATAGTAGATGCGATGGGTCTAGATTGCCGAATCTGTAAGGATTATATTTGAAAAGGAGAAACTAAATGAAACCATTTGTAATTACTGAAGATCAGTACAACCATGACAAAATGAGCTGGGGCAAGAAGGAGTTTATTGTATACGATAATGTATGCACGCCTCCAGTAATCTTGTATACCCTTGATGATAAGACAATGGAATATTACATCAGCAAAGAACTTCTGATGAAAGCCAGAGAAATGTTGCCGGATGAAAGAATATATGTTAGAAATCCTGAGATGGAATTAGATGTGGAGCTTCTCAGAGCGGAAGGAGACTACAATTGATCTGCACGAAAGAATCGCAAAAATAACAGTTTCTATAATAGAGAAGATGTTGGAATTGGATAACTATTCAAAAAAAAATCGCCGCGTCGCATTAGCAACAAGGTGAGGACGAGTGAGGAATAGTTGAAGACATCTTCTCTTATTTTTTTTATAAAAAAGGAGAACAATATGAGCATAAACTTTAAGGAAATCACAATTTACAATTGGGACGGAATCAAGCTTAAAGCTGATGTTGACGAGGCGCCAGAAGATATTATTGCTGCAGTACTATATTCTGATCATGGAGATGATTTTCTGGTTGTAAAAACAGCAGATAAGATCTATGAGTACGGATGGTGGCTTAATCGTCCGTTCTATGACTACGATCTATTAGACGAGAAGACATGGCGCAACCGAGATGAATTCATAAAGCTTCCAAAACTTTATGGAAAACTCGATAAACACTCCGACATTTCGAATAAAATATATTCATTAATGAAGGATTGTTTATACGAGACCACTTATTTCATGGGGTGGAGAAGCGATGATCGACTGAAAGAAAATTTAGCTCCGGATACGGCGCAATGGTATTTCGGTTGCTTATATAATGGCCTTAAAGCATATTACGATACAAATGTCGTTTTTAGAGAATGGAATGATAGGATTGGAACAATAACCAACTATCTTATGAGTAATGGCATTATGACCGAAGAGAATCTTAAGAAACTTGAAGATATTAAAACATTTCTTCGGATTGGGGCTATTGATGGTTGCGCTGGGAAAATGGATATTTCAGGGCGCTCATATGTTGATGGAGATCATCTGTCCTGGATCTGGTATAAAGGGAAACTGGTAACTAAAAAGTACCATAAGCATGGAATTAAAGTAAAAGGCTATACAACGTACGATGAATTTGGCGATTACGATCGTTTCAGTGTCGATTTAGATCGGCTAAATGGTGTTTTAAAGGAGAACTAAATGAAAATATTTCTCGTAGTTGAAGATTGGGGATTTTATACGGATCCTGAGAATTCATACGTATCAGCAGATGAACTTAACTCTGGTTGCCATAGTGCAGTGCACTTCGCAGAGACATCAATAGAAAGGGCCAAAGAAAAGCTCTATGAACTTGCGGAATTTGATGCAGAAGACTGGGATGACGAACTAAAACAAGTAACATATAGAAACAGGGATCAAATATTCGAAGGGTACTATACTCTCGGATCTTTTTATTATATTCAGGAGGTAGAATTAAATGAGCATTAAAATTGAAAATGTACAGATATTCGGCTGGGAGGCAGCCATCAGAGGTGCAAGAAATCCGATGAATTCCTGGGAGAAGTCGGATAGCTGGTTTTTGGAGTCACAGGAGGAAGGCGCTTACTATTACCATGATCTTATTCCGAACGATGATTATTACGATCACTGTTCAGACGATCCTGATGATAAAGAAATATTCCTCGAGCGAATGAAACACAACAAAGACAAAACCATATTGATTGGTCCAAATGACCACAAGCTCCTAATGAATCTCTGCAAGGGCGGAACTGATTACGTTGGAGGAAAGCTGATGACTAAACTTTCAGATGACAGAATATCATTAATGGAGGATCACAAATAATGAATACTACATTGACCATAGCTGCGCTTGTCGTCGCGGTGACGGCATTTGTGATTGTGCAAGCGATTGCTGCGCACGTGAAAGCAAAGGATGAAATAAAACTATTCGAGGCAAAACTCAGGGCAGAAGAAGCAAGAAAAAGCGCAGCAAAAATAGAGAAGGAATACCAAGAAATAAAAGCTAAACTTGCCAACACACTGTCAACGCTGACCGAGGAACAACTTGCCACCTATAACCGCACATTGAAAGAAATGCAGCGACCGGTTACTCAGTACGCCCAAGTTGTGCAGTACGTCCCTGTAACACAATTCTACCCATACAATTATGGGATGCAAGCATGGAGAGGGTGGTAAATGATGTATGACAAGCTTGTAAAAAACTTGAGAGAAGTCGAAGAACCGGTCGAACTGATGTATCCTGCTGAAACACTTGAAAGATTCTGGGATATATTCGGAAATACTCCGGTAGATGACGATGGAATCATTCAGGAATCATTTCTCTGGTGGCGGAAAGGAACAAATCGTGAGGATATTTGGCATTGGTTTGATGAAAGGTATCCTGGTGGAGTTGTGAAATTGATGAGATTGGAGGAAACATGACAGTAAAAGAAATCGGAAGCATTATTCACACAGAACGAATTCGTAAAGGGCTTTCTTGTAGAGAACTTGCCGAAATATCGAATACTTCAGCGGCTACCGTGTGCCGTCTTGAGACCGGAAAGCGCAAAGGATCTACAAAAGCAGCGCTGAAAATACTCAAAGCTCTTGACATCAAGTTGGAAATTACTGATGAAAAGACTGCCGAATCAATTGTCGACCCGATCAGTTTATATTCAAAAATTGAGTTCGCGATCGAATCATCAAATGGAACAGACGAGTATATGGTCGGTTTTCGTAATGGTCTTCGATATGCGTTATATTTGCTTGATGGCGAGGCTCCACAATATGAATTTATTACGATGGAGGAAACTTAATGGCTAATTTCGGATCAATATCTAAAACACCATATGATATTATTGCAGATGAAATCGAAGAATGGTGCCAGGAACATTACTATAGCAGTTTTTTAGTTACCTTACGGATAAATGGAGAACTTTGCGTTGAATACTTAATCTATGAAACTGGTGATCCAGACTGGACCGATCCCCACTGGGTCTGGGAGTCTGACTGGTGGGAAGGTCAAAAAGATATAGAATTAGTTGGGTTCATTGACATAAACTCAGTATACGTTTCCGGAACGCCTGATAATTATAAGTTTATTACGATGGAGGAAACTTAATGGCGGAATTTGTACAATCAGAAATGAAAGTAATTAAACCTGATGGAGCCATACTCGTATCGCCGGAGTCTCTTGAAAAATATTGGGATGAATACTGCAGTACCTCGAAAGATGTCTGTCGTTGCATTAAAGAACCGTTTCTGATGTTTCCGAAAGGAACTAACGATTTCGAAATTTGCGAATGGTTTAACAAAATGTATCCCGGTGGTCTTCTGGAATTGATGAAGAAGCAAAGGACGAAGATATTCGGTGAGGAATGCGCTAAGAATTGGGATATTTTTGAAAAACAACTAAATACCGTTAATGTTGCACATTTAATATGTACCCCTCCTGATCTTGCCAGAACTCGTGAGTTTCAAGCTGAGAGCCGTGGTCATCGTATGAGCATTCAGCCGATTGATGATGCAGCTTATTTAACAGAAGAAGATAAGAAAAGGCTTCTTCAAGAATTTGATGTATATAAGGAGGAAAATCGTGAGTTCTGAAACTTTTATGATGCATGTGAGGGAAAAAATCTATGATCAGAATGGAAACAGAAACGAAAACATAAAAGTTCTTTTTACAGAAGATAATTTTTTCCGTTGCATGACTAATATTCGTCTGACAATACGTTCTATCTGTCGTCCTGGTCACATTATTACCAAAGATGACTCGGATGAAGCGTGGCTTGCAACTGAAGAAGCTTGCAGTCTTATGCGGCAACTGGAATATCATCTTCATACACAGTTCAAGCATAACTGCAAAGTTCGCAGAGTGTGTCCGAATCCGGAGTGCAAAGGAATCTATGCGATATTCTATGAAGATTTTCTGTATTGCCCGAAATGTGGAACAGAGCTGGTAACTACCAGAGACGATCGTAAAAAGGAGAATGAAGATGACTAATTACAATGGAGTTCGCAAGTTTCTGGACGAGGTTCCAACTGATATTGCCGGAAGAATTATAGAGGAATTCTTTGGCTGGCCAAAAGGAACCAAGCGAAGTGATATTGAAAAATGGTTCGATAAAAAGGCCAGAGGTGAAGATACAAGAAAATGACATATCTCACAATAGCTATGGCCCATGACGCTATGATGAATGAGCTTAATGCGACTAATATGCAACTTTCGGCAGTCCGTAAGAAACTCAAGGAATTTGCAGGAGCAGATAAAGCATATTTAAAAGACGTTTTCGGAGATCCTATACAACGAACTGAGTATGAGAATTTTCAGAAAAAACTTATGAATCTTCGCGTAATTGAAACAAGATTATCTAAAAAGGCAAAAGAGCTAGCTGATGCTATAGACGATTTCAATAAACATAACTGGTAAAAAAGGAGATGCTATCGTGCCCATAACAACAGTAATCATCATTTCTCTGCTTCTTGCAAATCTTGTTCTGACACTTCTCATATTCTGGGTTGTTCATGATCTTCTTTCGACGATCAAGTCACTTCAGGATACAGAAGATGTTCTCAAGCAGGCACTCGATCTTTGCGGTGAGCAGCTTCCGAAACATACTGAAGCTCTGAAAAAGGTGTTCGACCGAGAAGACAGACTAAACAATGCTTTTGAATCCGGGGTAAATGCTCTGGCAAAATCATATGACGAGATCCATAGATCATATGCCTCAATGCTTAAGGCCTTCGAAGAGCGATACTCTCAGAGCTATGAGCAATTCAAACACTGCTCTGAGAAATTGAAGGAAATAAGCTTTCAGATTACAGATCTGGCAAACATGTCGACAGAGGATGAGTACACTCTGACGCTTCATGAAGCTTGCGATACGGTGTGCCTTGAGTGCCCTTATGAGGATTGCAAGAATGGCCTCAAGTATGAGGATAAAATGCTTGATTGTCCAATTTGGAAAATTAAATCTAACCAAAGAGAAATCGAAGCTGAGTTGGAGGAAACTGACGAATTTCTGCGGTGGAAAGCTCGTAACGAATGGACCGACGATGATTATCGAGACGCGGCGAATACCCATCTTGAAGATATTCAAGAAGGAACCGACGATGACAAATGAGCAATTAAACGTTCTCGGTGAAAAGCTTAGCGAATATTGGGATGCGATCGATAGTGCAACGGACAAAGCCATTATAAAAATATTAGATTATTATGGTCTAGATATTGATTATGTTAGAGCTCATCCGGATGAATTTACTCTTTATGAAAAACCAACTTATGGGTTATATGATTTTATAAAATATTGTTATCTTGTTTATGGCGGAAATACTCTCGGCTCATTCACACTACATTCGTATCTTGATATGGATAAACAACAAATTCGGACTCAATTAACGTATGAGGTAAATCATATAACATACACATCGGGAGGTGATTCGTGACTCATCGCGTGCTTTTTATCAATGCAGATTTGAATTATATTTAAAAAAGGAGACTAAAAACATGTTCGCAATTGTATTTTCTATTATTTTAATTATCGCCGGTATTGCAGTAGGCTGCATCATTCCAGCCATGCGAGATGAAGAATCCGGTAAGAAGTTCACTCCCTGGCCCCTTCTCATTGCGGTCTTTATTTCCATTGCACTGTTCATCGCAAGTTGCATCGCCGTTGTCCCGACTGGCTATACCGGAATTCTTACCACGTTCGGCAGGGTTGAGGACCGAACTGTTGGATCCGGTATTAACTTTATTGCTCCCTGGCAGGAAGTTGTGAAAATGGATAACCGTATTCAGAAGCAGGAATTCGAATCGGCTGCATTTTCAAGTGATCTTCAGGAAGCTTCTTATGCGGTTACTATCAATTACAGCATTGATCAGACTGCAGCACGTGATATTTACAAAGCAGTTGGAACTAATTACTACGAAACTGTCATGTTTGGTCCAATTCAGGACAATATTAAGACTATTTTTGCAAAGTATACTGCTGAGAGTCTAATTGGGAACCGTGATATTCTGTCGCAGAAGGTAACAGAAAGCGTTGCTGCCGATATGAATCGTTATGGAATCAATGTCGTATCCATTGCCATTCGCGATATTGACTTTACCGATACGTTTACCAATGCTGTTGAGGCCAAGCAGGTGGCAGCTCAAAATAAGCTCAAGGCTGAAACTGAGCAGGCCCAGAAGACGATGGAAGAAGAGCAGACTGCAAAACGAGCCATTATCGCGGCAAATGCGGAGGCTGAAAAGGCAGTTATCGCGGCCAATGCAGATCTTGAAGTAGTCAAGGTTCAGGCAGAGGCCGCACTTTACGCCGGTGAAAAAGAAGCCGAAATGAATAAGCGAATCGGCGAATCTCTTAATGGAAATGTTATTGACTATTACTGGATCAAGCAGTGGGATGGCAAACTTCCGACAACGGTTCTTGGAGATGGGAATGATTATATTCTCGATCTCGGCAGCATAACTGATGCAGAACAATAAAAATAGGCTGTTGATATTCTGAAGGAAGCCGAAGATCTAAGCTGGATGGAATAATGAATTCGACAGATTGTGAAATAAAAACCGTCGAAGACCTAATCAAAGTTCTTGAGAACTACCCAAAAGATACTAAAATTACTTATGATTATGGTCTGCCGATTGAGATCTGTGAACTTGATGACGGAAGCATTACTATAAGCTAAAATCGCAATAATTATTATGTAGTGGGAGGAGATTAAAGAATGAACATCAAAAGACGAAATCTGCTGTTCGGAAGATATCCGTCGTGTGATCTGCTCAATAATGCGCTGCGGTTTCTGAGAGAAGGAAAGACCGATGCGGCGATTGAAGAGATCATCTTTGCCATTGAAAAAGCCGGTGGATATTTTCATGAGGATAATGTCGATATGGTGGAAACCGCAAAGAAACACTGGGAAGAAACACATGCTTCGTAAGTTTTACAACTCCTATAATAGAGGATAAGAATCCTTAAACTATATTGAAAAGGAGAATTTATCATGACGAAAGAAGAGATTTTGAAGAAGGCCGAAACACAGTTGGATGGATTTGAAAGCTATATTCAAGAGCTTGCAAAGCCCTCCGAAGAGCCGAGAGTGATTAATGAGAATGATGAAGAATTTGATTTCATCTACACCATTAACCGTATCTGGGTTCATCTGGAGGATTTGAGGAAGGATCTTGATACACTGAATCAATTCTGATTCGATCCAACATAAAAGGGAAGCTTAACGGCTTCTCTTCTTTTTTCTCAAAGAAACACACGTTTCGTAATTTTTGCGACTCCTATAATGAAGAAAAAACATTTTAGGAGGTTTTTTATTTATGGGAAGACGGAAAAAAGAAGAACCTAAGTATACCGAAAGAGTCGAGTCTCTCGCACATAGGTACAATATGTGGCTGGCAGAGCTTTTCGACAAATATCCGGAATCGTATGCTGAACTGAAAAGCATCAGTGACGGAATTCAGGAACTGTCAGTCAAAGAGGGCAATGACTGGAACTTGGCAATTCAGGATTTTAGGGTTCATGACGAAATAGCCTACTGGGATAACAAAAAGAAAAACACCTAAACGTAAGGGAAGAGGGCTTGTAATTTACAGGTCCTCTAATCTTTTTCGTAAGTTTTACGGCTCCTATAATGGAGATATTCCAGAAAGGAGAATTGTTATGAAAATTATTAATGTTCTTACAAATGGTATTCTAGAAGGCAAACAACTAGGTTGGGAGAATGAGTTCATTAAAGGAATTCGCATGTCACGATATCTTGCATCCTGGATTATCGCCGGAGGAGATTGGCATGATGAAAATGGATTTATTGAATGGATGATGAACATTCCATTTGAGAAAGAAGACGGATCTATAAGTTATATTTCTGAAGGCGATGCCGTAGATACATATAACATTATGACATGCGGAAAATGCGAACTAGAAACCTGGGCACGAGAATATTTGGCAGAACATAAACAGGAAAAGGAATAATCCAACAAGAGGGCTTGTAATTTACAGGTCCTCTGGTCTTTTTGAAAGAAAAAACAGCGACATATGCTTTTGAAATTAAGACATGGATTTAAAGGAGATATTTTATGAAAAAAGGAGGGGTACGACGATGAAGAAACTGATTCACCGATGGAATCGATGGCTGGAGTGGAAGGATCTGGCCTGGATGTTTCCGTGGTGGAAGAAAGTACTGATATTTCTCGGAATCATTCGGAATGAATGGTTCGAAGAGTTTTGCGACTGGAGGAACCATTAATGGGATTTTGTGTTTTTGACGATGATACTGTTTGCAGAAATAAAAACTTCGAAAACAATTATGGGCATAGATGTATTGAAGCTGATAATTTGCTAAAGAATGAACAGACTCTTTGCATGTATCATGATGAAAGACTTTTTTCGAAATGCAGGAACAAAAAGCAAGACGTTGAAATATGTGTACAGTGCGATGAGTCGCCATTGATGCGATGCTACGAATCCGAAATCGAAGAAAAATCAGATGCCGTTAATCACCCAGGACACTACTGCCAAGGTGGCATTGAGTGCATCAAGGCAATCGAAGCTAGCATGACTCCTGAGGAATTTCAGGGATACTGCAAAGGCAATGTCATGAAATATGTCTGGAGGTTCAGAGAAAAGAATGGACTCGAAGATCTGAAGAAGGCTCAGGTTTATCTCGGCTGGATGATCGAGTCAAAAGAAAAGCAGGAGCAACAGAATCAATGAAGACGCTCGGCATTATATTACTATGGATTATGTTTTTCTTGATTGTTATGGTTATTTTGTGGTTAGCATTCAATGTTGATGCTTATGAAATCATGTTCGGCAGAAAGTATAATGCAACTGGAAAAATCAAGTTCCGACAGTTTTTAGCATTATATGCGATCGCTGACTCTTCGTGGATCCTAGACGACTACACTATAGAATATCTTGACAGAACATCAGGAAATTCATTTGCCCTGTATTTTAGTATTCTCGATACGTTTCGTTATATTTCATGGAAGCGTAATCGAGAACACAATGAGGACAAAACTAAGCAACTTAATGAAATGAAATATGTGCTTTCACTCATGCAGCAGGATATTCAGGATTACTGCGATAATCATACCGAATCAGTAAAGGAGAACTCCAATGTCAATCAAGGCGGGTAAATATTATATTTGCGATCGATGCGGGACAACTTCGTTTTTCGAAAAAATCGGCGAAGAAGAACTGGATGGCGGCTTTACCAAATTTGATAAATTTAAAGAAGCAACTGACTGGAACACGATTTATCCTAAGGCGACCCATGATACAGGAAGTTCCAAGCTGCTTTGTCCGTCATGCTGCAAAAAGTACAATTCTTTGATGCGGGAATTTTTTGACGATCCAACAGACTTTGACCGTCAATGGGAGCTGCAGCATCAGCCAATGCATAAATAATTCAAAGGAGATCATGTCTTATGGAAGAACAGGAACTTTATATTTATAAGCTCGCAAAGGCGATCCATACCAATGACAAAAAACAGCGGGATGCGATTCTGGTGAAATTGAGAGAACTCGGAATGGACAGCTCCACAGCGCTCAGTCTTGCCGTGAATCGTGTCGCAAGATAAAGGAATGATGTCACTATGAACTATTTTTTCGCAGGGCTTATTCTTGCATTGTGGTTACTGCTTGAGTCCGGACTTCAGTGGAGCACGGAGTATAAAGCATCGGTAAATCTTGTCTACGTTATCGGAACATTCCTGATTCTCGGCGTGGTCTATTGGGTTCCGTTCTGGCTGATATTTCTGAAGTAAAGAGTTTTCAACATAATATTACCTAAAAAAGGAGGATTGTAAAGATGACAGAAACGCAGAACATGATTGTCATCGGGACTGTGGAACAGATCAACACGGTCCTGAAGTGCATTAATCCGAATTTCCCGGATCAGAATCTGAAAACGTTAGAGAAAAACGGGTGCTTTTACACGCTGAATGGTGTAGGAGTCGAGATTATTTTAAAGAAATGAGGAAAAATATATGAAAAAACTTATCGCGATAATCCTGGTACTTATTTTCGCAATGCTTCTCACCGGCTGCGGCAATAGGCAGATGATAGATGCAACATTTCGGTTTGACTATGCGACGATCTATTCACCTAGCGGAGAAATTGTTGCACAGGGCAAAGTGCAGTCGTGGACGGATTTTGAAGATGGCGATCAGCTACAGGTGAAGATTGACGGCGTCGTATACCTCACACACGCCAGTAATGTCATTCTGGAGGCAAGATGAACCATTGCAAGTTTTATCCGGAGATCACAAATTGTGTTGACTGCAAGTACTTTGAAGTCGTAGAAACAGACACTGACTTTAAGGTCGTATGCCTGAAACATGAGGAGAAATCAAATGAACGAACCAAAGACCCAGACGTTCGCTGAATGGCTGCTGGATTTTGTGAAAACCCATCGCAGCGTGACCTGGAGCATCGAACAGGGACCATGGGGAGATATTCAGGTTTATGTTCGTGACTATTCAAAGAGTCGGACAGGCGTCAATGCGAAATTCTGTATTTTACCGGAAACCTATCAGAATTCGAAGCTCAGTGTTGATGGGATTCTGATTTGTGCAGCTGAAGAATTATACAAGGAAATTGAAGGCTATTAATAGAAAGGAAATGACTTTTGAAAGGCTATAAGATTGGATTAGGTGAGATTGAAGACAATGGTGATCTCCGCTTTTGTTACGCGTTAATTGAACTTGAGATCCCTGAAGATTATCCTGGATTAAAATGCTATAGTTTTGAGAGCTCGAATCGATCCAATGTCGCCAGGGTTCTGAAAATTAATAAAATAGTTGACACCATGGGATGCCTTTTAGAACCAATTGTAGAAGTAACTCGAGAATACTTAGATTCGGCATATTCACTTTTCGATCCAAACTTTTGCTATCATCCAGGAGAAATTGTTTATCCGGATCGTTTCGAAGAACAACCATACATGTGCGTAAATGGAATTCACTTTTTTACTGATAGAGAACAGGCCATACAATATATAATGAACGACTGGGTTGTGGGTAGATTTACTAACCGTGCACTGGAGAAAGAGGTCCTTCGTTTGATGGCTGTTGAAAGGTAGGAATCGACTATTTATGACTCCATCTCAGATCCTTATTTCGAATACTCAATATTTCTGTAAAAAGCAGGGAATCAGAATCCAGGATTTCGAAGAAGAGATAGGCTTTCGCCGCGGATATTTGGCGACTATGTTTCGAAGAGAGACTCCAATCGATCTGGACAGAGCGGTTAAGATCTCTGAAAAGTTTAATATCTCTTTAACCGAACTGGTTAGCTGTGATATTCAGCGGCAAGAACGGATTCTGGAATTAGAAAAGGAACTCCGTAAATTGAAGAAAGAAGAAGGTTTGGCATGAACTACGAGAAATTCAATGATGCAATGTGTAAACTAAGACAGGCGGAAGAAAATTTAAATAAAGCGCTTCAGGATGCATACTCGGCAATCGATAAAGCTTATCTAAAGGACTCCAGCACTGAATTACAAGCGAAGATTGATGAAGCTTACAATAAAGGGACTAAAGATCTATACGAAGCCTTTCGCATTATTGCTGCCGAAGATGGAATGTCTACTTCTGATTTAAAAGATGCATTTGACATTTGTTCGGTATGTAATATCATACTTGGATTTACTCCTGAAGAGATTATCGACAAGACGCTCGAATGGAAAACTAAACAGAAAAAAGAAGAACAGGAACTTCATGTTGGTGACGAGATTATATGTGCATACGACTGCAGCATGGATTATAACAAAACTTTTATTTATTTAGGCCGAACTGAATACTATATGAAAATGTTTGATCTCGATAAAATGAGGGCCGAATCTACAAATAATTTTGTTCATTACCGTAAAACCGGAAAGCACTATGATGCTATACCATTTCCTAAGGAGATAAAATGATGAGTGATATTTCCGAAGATTGTCGCACGCTGTACGACGAGGGCTATAACGAAGGTCTAAGGGCCGTAGAATGTATGCTTCATGTGCTCTTTAAAAATTGTCCTTTACGTCCTGGCTTCGGTATGGAAAAACAAGACATAATTGAAGTTTTCGGAACCGATGATTATGGCAATATTTTTGCAAATAATTCTATAAAAGACTTTTTAGAAAAAATGGATAAGTGGGCTTGTAAAAAAAATCTCGAGGAGGAAAACAACAAATGAGTCTAGCATATGACACGTACTTAGATGAACATATCGCAAATGTTCAGAAAGCAGAGACCTGGATGTATGATAATCTAGATCTCGGACAGCCGGAATGGTCCGGTCGCTATTCCATGAATCATGACGATTCGAAGTATTCTATTGAAGAATATGATCCCTATGACCAGTACTTTTATGGTCAGAACAAAACCTGGAAGGTCTGTCAGGATTTTGATCGGGCATGGCTTCACCATATCCACCACAACCCGCACCATTGGCAGCACTGGGTGTTGATTGAAGACGATCCCGTACCAGGTACAGGAGAGCTTTTCAATGAAGCATACCGTGAGCAGGTCATTACGGTTCTGTCGTACCCAGAGAATTATACTGAGGATGAGGTTCGTCATGCCATGGTAGCAGCCATTGAGTTCATGAGCAGAAAGCCGTTAAAACCACTGGAAATGCCGAAGGAGTACGTTATCGAAATGATCGCGGACTGGTGGTCCTTCAGCTGGAAAAACGGTAATCTGTATGAGATTTTTGACTGGTACGCCGAGCACAAGGACAAACAGTACATGTATCCAAAAACGAGGCTGCTGGTAGAGGATCTCCTGCTGCAGATCAAGATGAAACTGGATGCAGACAGGGAGCTTAACGGCGAAGAGATCCCAGTAACTGCCTGGCCTCCTCAGATTGCACCCTTCAGTTCCGTGGAGAATTATATTCTGCATGCGGATCTGAATCATGAGGATGCAATGGGCCAATTATGTGAATGCGGGCATCCTAACGTGCTGACTGTTCGAGAAATGGAATCACTAGTAAAGCACTTAGATTCAGAACCCATTGGAAAAGTCGTCGGTACTCGCGAAACCGAAAATGGACTTGAAGTCACCGTGGAGCATTCCGAGCCTGAAGATGACGAAGATCTCTATGGCGTTCCGGAGCTTAAGAAATTCCCTATGCCCGACAAGAAACACGTGAAGTCTGCTATAAGGTTCTTTAACTATGTCGATCCGAAGCATGAGAAGGAACTGGCGGAAGCGATCCTTGAGAAGGCTGAGGAGTTCGGTCTGGATCTGAAGAATGATATTTCGGTCGGAGATGAGAATCGGTTTAAGAAGTATCTAAAGAAAGAAGAATCGTAATTTTAACAACTCCTATAATGCAGAGAGATCTGACATTATTTAAATGGAGGAAAGTATTATGACAAAAGAAGAGAGACTTGAACTCATTAAAAAGCTCAATACTCAAATTGATGGAGTCGAAGCATATATTGGGCAGTTGAACGAAGTAAACGAGGACAATGATGATGCATGGTTACTTCGTTGCGCTGAAAGTAGACTTGATATGTTGCGAACATTCATCGGATGCTATGAGGATAGAAAGCTTAAACAAGCACTGAGGAACTGACAGTTCCTCTTCTTTTTTATGGAGGATTCAGAATGTTTGATAATGATAATGTCTGGCTGATACTTTTTCTTCTATTATATTCAGCGCAAGAGCAAGGCAAAGAATTAAGTTTCAGCGACATACTCGAACAAGAGAAGGCAGATACTGAATTCATGAAGAATTGTCCAAGTGTTGAGTGGGAGCAGGATATGCACGCTAATATTCCGTTCTGCAAACTTGACGGCGAAATGTGCAATATGCAGTGTAAAAACCGTAATTCTTGCAGTTTCTTTAATGGAGGTGAAGATTTATGTATATAACTTATGAATTTGAAGGACAGTTGCATAAAACAAATTATCTTTCTCCGTTAGACGATATGATTGAAAGAGGTCTAATTAACGAGAAAGACAGATCTTTATACGACCACACACAACTTTATGAGTTAACAGAACATAATAGAATAATAAAAGTATGGAAAAAGGAGGCCGTTTGAGAAATCAGCGGCTTCCATTCTTTTTCTCGTAAGTTTTACAGCTCCTTTATTAGAAGGAGGTGATAATATGTCAATTTATAGTTTATTAAACGAGCATGATAGGCATAAATATGAGATGATTTTTAAAGGGTTGCAAAGACGTTATGAACGAGAGGTTGACGAAATATTGAGTACTAAATCAAGCACTCAAGAAGTTATTCAACTAATCGATCAGACATATGAGCAATTGAAAGAAACAGCTGATATTATTGCTATTGAAATGTTTAGAGACGACACCGAAGATGACGTATTACATTATACTAGTTTGGTATTTGATACAATAATGGGTATATAGGACTTGTAACTTACAGGTCCTATAAATTTCTCGTAAGATTTACAGGCTCCTTTATAGGGAGGCGATTTTAAACATGACACCAGAAGAATTTATTAAACTAATCGATGAAGAAATTGCAGAATGCGAAGAGTTATGGGATATTTATGATGAAAAAGGCGACAGAGCACAATGTAAACGACTAGCGAGTAGACAAATGGCTTTTGAAATGTTTAAAGTAAAAGTCTTAAAAAAGATTGGAGGATCTGTTAATTAACAGGTCCTCTTCTATTTCGTAATTTCTGCAACGTCTATAATGCAGAGAAATCTGACATTATTGCATGAAAGGAATCAAGAATTATGTTGGAATGCACAGTAACTGTACGATGCAGAAAGTCGGTAAGCAACGGGTACGAACCGGAGGTGACGAAGGAGAATGGCCTTGAGTTCAAAGTGAAAGCAGACACTATTGAAGAGCTCAAGTCGTATTCTGAAACGATCACCCTCACAGCACTCGGCAACTTGGACCGCGTCATCGAGAAGACTGAGTTTGACACGAAATCTGAGTTACTTGCAATGAAGGAAGCTTTCTACGGCAATTAAACAGAAAGATGGGGATCTGTTGATTAACAGGTCCTCTTCTTTTTCTCGTAAGTTTTACAGCCTCTATGATAGGAAAGGAGGTAAAACCGATGGAAGACAATCGATCACTTTTAGCAGGACAAGCAAAGATGGCGGTTCGTAATATTGAAAAAGAAGAAATTAAAAGCATCATGCAGGGTTATTGCCAGCATGAGGGCTTTAAGGATCAAATTTCAGAAGACGAATTGTTTCAGAGAATCGCCAACAAAATAGCTTTCTATGAAGGAATAATCGAGCGCCATTTCGATCCGTATTTGCCAGGCGGTAGTAAATACCAGATTAATGAATGAGGAACTATTACGGTTCCTCTTCTATTTTTGTGAAAAGGAGAATCAAGCCATGGAAAAGGTGATTAAATTTACAGCAAGCGCCCTGAATCCGAAAGACTTCATCGAAGACCAGATCAATCAGTATATGACCGAAAACCCCACGCACTCGGTCATTGCGATGAGTTACGTGATTGTTGGAGCGCTTGAAAAGGCTCTCGTCGTCGTGGATATTCCGGACGAAGAGCCCGTTACGGAAGAAGCCAAGGATCATGAGGACGACGGAAAGCCTCACTATGAGAGTCGGAGGTTCAACAATTATCTGTCGGGAAGGAATGGAAACGGGAAGACGGCCCCGAAAGACAAGACCGTCAAATAATAATTATATTTAAAGGAGAAAAAACAATGGATAAGCAGAAACTCAGAGCTTATATCATCGAGCAGAAAAGAAAAGGTATGAATAAGATCCAGATCGCCATGAGCCTCGGCATGAGTGTTGAGGAATTTAATCATTGCCTGGAGGGTGAAGAGGTTGTCACCGCAGCGAATGATACTCCTACCCCGGCTCCTGCTCCTGCTCCGGCCGCAAATGTTCAGGAAACCGCGACTGATATTCCCGAGAAAGCTGATGACCACAATCCTATTCCGACTGCGACCAATGAGAAAAAGTCAAAGAAGCAGACCGGCACCCCGAAGGAACCTATTGAGGAGGCTGCTGATGCTTGAAGACTGCGTCAGGGAATTGTCTGAGGCCCGGATTGAAATGATGAAAAGCTCATCGGAGAACCCGCACCGGCGTGAAATGATCTTCCGCCGCATGAAGGATGCCTATCTTGCCCTCTCGAAGATGGACATTGATGAGAAGTTCGCACGCAACCTGTCAGACAATTATATTTTCATCAGGCATGTATGTGGTCAGAGCGGCTGGGTTGCACCTGTAATGTCGTAAACTGCATTCGTAAAATTTACAGAGTCTATAATGGAGGAGGATCCAATCGGGTCTTCCTCTATTATTTTTCGGAAAGGAGTGTTAACAGAAAAATGAGCAAAGAAGTACCATGGCAGGAAACTGAAAAATCAGAGAGGAGGGAACGATCGCCGCTGAAGATTCTGAGTGTTCCGACGGGCAGACCGGCATGGAAGGTATCCGATACTGTGGATCCGCTTCTGCAGTATGGGGAGATGCTGGACCCGAAGCTTGCGTGCTTTGCGGAACCGACAGGCAATGGAGAGGACCTGTGTTATCTGGGATTCAGCGGACGGTTTTTCCTGGATTCGGAGGATCACGCCAAGAGATGCGCCGAAGAGTTTGTCGATGAATACAAACGGGCTTGTCGAAACGCGGAGGAGGACCCGGCACAGTCTTACGTTGAGGTATTTAACCTGAACGATCTGTATCAGAAGTTTCCAATTGTCCAGTCTCAGTTCGGCGATCACTGGGGGTTCACAAATGCTGAGGGTTATCGGCAGGATCTTGGCATCAATGTGACGAGAATCGAAGTCGACGAACTGGAAAACAGCTATTTCGCGAGATTCAAGGAGCTGGGCAGACCAGTTGTCGTCATTGAGTTTGCGGATGAGTATTCCTATCCGACAGAATTTTACAGGGAGGTATGATAAGCAATGAGCAATGTTCTTGATGCAATGAAGAAAAACAAAATCGGAATTGGTGGATTCAGCCTGACCAACAACAGACTGGTAGGCGGAATCGCGAATTTCGTCAGTGAAAACGCCTCTACGCTCACGATGGTGGGCTCGATTGTGACGCTTGGAGTGTCTCTGTATGAGGCTTTCAAGGCCGCTGAGGCGATTTCAAAGGAAAAAGAGGAATCGGCCGGGAAGATTGAAAAAGTTCAATCTGAGGCCATTTCTGAGCCTGAGAAGGCCACTAAAATCAAGGAAATCAAGACTGAACGCAACTTCAAGTATATTTTCATATACAAATGGGCGATTCTGTTCGGCATCCTGTCAGCCATTCTGATGATGATTACCAAGTGGATTGACGGCATGACCATCGCAGGACTTACGGCCCTGGGTGTCAGGTATCAGGACAAGCTGAAGAGCTTCATGAACCATACCAAGGAAGTCGTTGGTGAAGAGAAGTTCAAAGAGATCGATGATAAGACCATCGAGGAGAAAGTTCTCAAGAACTTCTTCGGGGAGGACGGACCGCAGGCAAGGAAGTTTTCACCGAAACTCGGAAACCGCCTGTGGGTTGATGCTGACGAGGGAATTATATTTCAGATGGACCTGAAGGATGCTCAGGATACCCTGGATCATGCCGAGGACTATTTCAAACGCTGCGGCAAGAACGGATTCAGCCAGTCAAAGTATCTGGAAATGTTCGGATTGTCAAAGGAGGAAATCCGGAGACAGACCGGCCAGAACCGATACGTTGAAAAGTGGTGGGGACCGAATGCACCGTTCAAGCCATCCATCGGTACTGTCACAGTCATGGGAGCCACGTTCCCGTCCATTCAGTTCGCATATCCGCCGACCAGTGCTGAAAGAGCCGGAATTATCGGCGCCAAGAAGCTGATTGCATAACAGAAATGGAGGGATAACAATGGGTTTCATGGACAAGATTGATATTTTCGGCAAACTTGGGAGCGTCGGCAGCAAGATTGATCTGAAAAAGGCTGCTGCAGCGACCATGGCTTTCGGCAAAAAGAACGCACCTGCTCTGGCAGCTGGAGGCAGCATCGCGATGAACTGGGGCGCACTGTTCCTGTTCGGGAAGGAGCTGCTTGTCGCCCAGAAGCGCATTGATATTAAGGTCGCGACATTGAATGCCGAAGTAGCAACAGGAGACAATGTTCTCGGCACAATGAAGGCCGAACGGGATCTCACCTGGCAGGAAAAGGCCATCATGTATCTGGAATGCTGCTGGCCGTCACTGGTTGTGAAGCTTGGAGCGGATGTACTCTCGGCATATGGGGCAAAGTTCTCGATGAATGAGATTACTTCGGCTCTGATGCTGGCTTCGATGTACAAGGAGGACGGGGAGAAGCTCAAAAAGCAGATCCTGGAGGACCCGGAGGCCGGCAAGAAGAAGCTGGATGAGTACGAAAAGAAGTCCACTCGTGAGGAGTATCCACCGGAAAAGATGATCGAGGAAGGTCGTACGGCAGGCGGCGAGGGGCGGACACTGTTTATCGAGAAAAAGACCGGACGGAAGGTCTGGGGAGACCTTACAACCATGCAGCGAAAGATCTATGATATTCGCGATGACATGGATGCACGTGTCGGCAAGGCCTACAAACGTAAGTTTGGGGATGCCTTCTTCGCATCGGACAGTCCGTACCCGGACGACACGGACGTATATGTGACACTGGATTATGATGCCCTGCTGGAAGCTCTCGGGTTCACGAAACGAGGCGACAAGACAGACATGGGAGACATCATTGAGGTTCGCCATTACTATGGTGAGGGAGACTTCCTGAACTTCAATGAGGTGTTCGACATGGATCCAACGCGAGATCCGGTAACAGGGGTTCCGGTGCTATGCTATGTGAACTTCAATCCGTGGATTCACGGGACGCAAGAGCTTCAGGAGCGAGAACCGTAAGTTTTAAGGTGAAAATGTGGGGAATTTGTCGGTAAAAACGGCATCTTCCCTACATTTTCGCGTTAATAATGGCACTAATTCGTAAAAGACCTCACTGCGTTCGTTAAGAATACGATAACACTGCTCCTACGGAGCACTGATTCGTAAAAATTACATTTCCTATAGTAGGAAGAGAGATCTTCCGCAAATAATATATTAAAAGGAGAAAGAACAATGAGCAAACAGACTAACAACAACACGAAAAACGAAGAAGTGAAGGAAGAAGTTCAGGAGCAGACCGTTCCTGCACCGGAGGCGACCGAAGAGCCTGAGAAGGCAGCTGAGGCCCCGGCCAACGTGGATTCTGAGAAGAAGGAGGAAGTCAAGAAGCCCAAGGTCATTTTCGGATACGAGATCCGGAAGGTTGAGAAACCCAAGAAGCAGGAGACCAGCGAGAAGCCGAAGAAGAAAGGCAGCATCATCAAAACCGCAGCAATTATTGGCGGTGGATTGTATGCGCTGAAGAAGGCGGCGGATATCGCGGTCACCATCATGGAGGCAGCCAACGGAAACTCGGCTGGAAACCAGGGCGGAAAAACCCCTCAGAACTACATTGAGGGCCAGTACACGGAAGTCCCGGCGCAGACGAGCGCTCCGAGCACCGAGAGTGTTGAGTAATCAATTAAATTTTCAAGATTATTTGCAGGAAGACCTGGAGAAGCGTAACAGCTTCTCTGGGTTTTGCTTTTTCTTTTGCTAGAAAGAAAAATAAAAATACTGAATTTGCCACGCTCGAAGAGTGGGCAATTCTGGGTTTATATTTTCAACATAGGAGGTAAATAATGGCAGAACAGAATAATACTCCGGTTCAGGGACAGGTCGGACAACCTCAGCAAACCAATTACAACGATCTATCAAGTGAACCGAAGAGCAAGGTCATCAAGGGCAAGGCCAAGCAGGAGAAAAACATCGCCAAGAAGGTCGTCGGGTTTCTGTTTTCAGACAAAATCGATTCCGTTGCAAACTATTTGACCTGGTATGTGCTGGGACCATCCCTTCGTGATCTGATCTTCAAACTGGGCACAGGAGCTCTTCAGATGGCTCTTTACGGAGGCCAGGGAGGCGCCGGAGTACCGCCTATGGGTGGATACGGGTATGGTGCTGGATATTCGTCAAACGCACGCAGAGACCCCGTACCGTACAATACAATGTATGGTTACCCGCAGGCAGGCTATGGATACGCTCAGCCTCAGGTTCAGCCGGCTGTGTATCAGCAGCGAATCACTCTCAATGATATTTCCTTCGATTCAAGGGACGATGCCCTGCTCGTGATTGACCGCATGCAGGAAGAAATTCGGAAGTATCAGAAGGTCAGAGCGGCTGACTTCTATACGTTTGCTGGAATTACCGGTCAGGAGAGCAACTGGACGCTGCAGTCGAACGGCTGGTACGATCTTTCACAGGCAAAGCCCCTGATGCGTACGGACGGACGCTGGATGATTGATTTCCCGCCACCTGTCATGATTAAGTGACATAGTGATTGTCGATTTACTATTATAAAAAAGGAGAATTTTCATATGAAATGGCTCGATTCTATTAAAAATGGCACGTTCAAGGACTATGCAAGGGGCAGTATCGGTGGTCTCTGCATGAAAGCAGCCGAAGTGAAGCCCGAAATCATGCTCATTGTCGGCGGTGTGAGTGTCCTTGTCGGTACAATTCATGCGATCAAGAAGGCGGAAGAGGGAAAAGCAGTCCTTCAGAGCGCCAAGGAGAACATGGAAGCGGTCGATGCGGCCTATAAAGCCGTTAAAGAGAGTGTCGGAGAGGACAAAAACGCCCTCCAGAAGGCCAAACTGGACGCCGGAAAGAGCTATGTGACGGTCATGGCTTCCACTTTATACGCACTTTGCAAGGTCTGGGGCGTCTCGGCACTGCTCTGGTTCGGCGGTATGGGCCTGATTTTCGATGCCCACAAGGAAGTTCGGAAGATCGGGAAGTACTGGCTGGCTCATTCGGCGGCCATTCAGCAGGCTTTCGATGAATACAGGCGGAGAAACGCGGCCCTGATCGGTCCGGAAGCCGAACAGAAGCTCTTTTTGGGGGCTGAACCCGGCGTTGTGCAGGTCCTGGAGGTCGATAAGGCGACTGGTGAAGAGAAAATTGTCGAAAAAAGCGGTGATATTTTCATCAACCAGCCTGGATCCGTCTTTGCAAGGAACTTTACTGAGGAAACTTCGGATGCTTTTGACATTCGTTCCTTTGCGGATCACTATCTGGCGGCCAGAGTCAAGCGAATCAAGGACGACATTAAGCTTGGAATTGCACGGGCATACTCCGGAGTCGATGTTTTGAGGATGCTCGGCTACAATGAGGACGCAATTTTCAACGATCCGAACTACAAAGAGCTGCTCAGGAACGGAATTACCTGCAAGGGACCCGAACTTGAGGTGACATCGCTGGAAGGATACCGGGAAGTATACGACCATACCCGCGATATGAAGCTCTGGAAGCCCTGTCTGCGCCTTGATTTCAACTTTTATCCAATGGAAGGGATGATTTAAATGAAAAATGCTGTGATATTTGTCGCCGGTGTGGCTGTCGGCACCGGAATTGCGATGCTTTTGCTGCATAAACAGATCAAAAAAGAGCTTGACAGCATCCGAATCGATGGAAATATGGGTGAAATGCCCTTCACTGTCGGCTCGGAAGAGAGTCAGAAGGCCTCTGAGAGCACAAATGAGGCCAAAAAAGAGGAAAAAATGCCTGTCGTGACCGCTACAAAGGGCTTTGCGAAGGCCGTTCAGGGGCCTCATACGGCCTATGAGACCATGTATTCCGCAGAAAATGACGACGATGATGACGAAATCATTGAGCCGGAACCTGTCGGAATCAGTGAATTGGACGGTGGAATTCACGAAATCGACGCTGATGAGTTCATGCACAACAGCGAATATGTCAATTCCGGGCTGTATTATTTCCCGGAACAGGAGATTGTCGCAACCGACAGTGGCACAATTCTGAAGGCATATGACGTGCTGATCGGCGAAAACTGGAAGAATTCCATCGGCAAATACGCCCCGAAAACGGCTTTCGTGAGGAACGAAAAACTGTCAAATGACTATGAAATCACCGTCATGGAGTGCCTTTACGAAGACGAATTTCCTGACGGAGACGACTGAGGGGACGGATGAAGCATGCCTGCCGATCGGTATTTTAGCTGGCTTGTAGAGTTCATTTGTCCGCCTGACAGTCAGTTTTCAGCTCAACCTTATCAGAAACTGCTCTGGAAATTATTCGTCACGGACTACGTTTATGAGCTCAAGCTGGATAAAAATAGGGCGGCAGACGGGCTATATCTGAGGCGTTATTTTGGTCAGGAAATGGGCATCATGGGGTTCGATCTGGTGGATTTTCGAGGCGTTTCGAGAGGATGCAGCATGCTTGAAATGCTCGTCGCTCTGGCAAAAGACACCGAAGATCACCTCATGTATGACCCCGATTACGGTGACCGGACAAGCGTTTGGTTCTGGATATTTTTGAAGAATCTTGGGCTCGATGCGTACGATGACTGCCACTGGTTTGAGTCAAATGTCGATGATATTTTGAGGCGGTTTCTGGGTCATCAGTACGCTCCGGACGGCAGTGGCGGAGGTCTGTTTGTCGTAAAAAACGGACGCTTTGACATGCGAAAAATCGACCTTTGGCTGCAGTTAAACATGTGGTTTCAGGAGAATTTTCCGGTTGGAAACTGGTGATTTTTTCGTGAAATTTTTTGTAAAAATTCTGCGAAAAACAGGACATTTTACAGGACAAAAACAAGTACAAAATGATTTTCAGTTTGTACTTATGACAAAAATGAGTCAAAAATTGAGAGATGAAAATTTTTCAAAGTGACAAAAAGTGGCAAAAAACAAGTACAAAATTCAAAAATAGGACAAAAATAAGTACAAAATTAGGACAATTTGTACTTGTTGATTTACGAAAAAATCGCCAAAAATGGGCAAAAAAGGGCAAAAAATGGCCATTTTTAGGGGTTTTTGGGCGTTTTTTCGTGATTTTTCGGTAAAACAAGTACAATAAGTACAAAATTTTCCTATAAAAGATTATATTTTTAAAAATATTAATAATTACTATATATAGAAAAGTTTTGAAAAAAAAGTGTCATATTGTACTTGTTGCGATTTTTTGGAAAGAAAGGAGGATGGGTCGTACGGATTTTGTCAAGATATATGACCGACAGAAAAGTAAGAATTCACCGCCTGAAATTTACCCGGATTTCGATCCCCGAAAAAGCCAGGACCTGATGGTTCGAGGCGGAACGTTTTATGCCATCTGGAACGAACGAAAAGGACTGTGGTCAACGGAGATCGATGATGTCATCAATGAGATCGATGCAGAGATGGAACGATACAAAGCAGAGCATCCGGATCTGAGCCAGGCCAAGATTCTGTACATGAGACGTTCCAGCAGTGGATCGATGAAAGCCTTTTGGCAATACGTGAAGCAGCTGACTCTCGACAACTTCCATCCGCTGGATGAAAATCTGACTTTTCTGAACACTCCGACCAACAAGCAGGACTATGCATCGAAAAGGTTACCGTACGCCCTTGAAGCCGGAAGCTATGAAGCATGGGATGAACTGGTCGGCACATTGTACTCTCCTGAAGAGCGGCACAAGATTGAATGGGCGATCGGATCAGTGGTCAACGGAGCGTCAAAGGAACTTCAGAAGTTTTTCGTTTTCTACGGCGATTCCGGAACCGGCAAGTCAACCATTCTGAATATTATCGAAGATCTCTTCAGCTGTGACAAGAATGGAAATGGATACTGCGGTAAGTTCAAAGCCAAGGCATTGGGCTCTTCCAATCAGAACTTCGCACTGGAATCCTTCAAGGACAATCCTTTGGTTGCCATTCAGCATGATGGAGATCTGAGCAGGATTGATGACAATACCACGCTCAACAGTGTCGTGTCTCACGAACCGATGCCCATTAACGCCAAGTATGACCGTGAATTTGTCATGAGAATTCATTCGCTGCTGTTCATGGGCACCAATAAACCGGTTAAGATTACCGATTCCAAGTCCGGCGTGATCCGAAGACTGGTTGATATTTCGCCGACAGGGAATTTGATTCCCAAAAAGCGGTACAACCAGCTGATGAAAGCAATTGAATTCGAGCATGGGGCTATTGCCTGGCACTGCAAGGAAGTCTTTGAGGCTGATCCGTATTATTACGACGATTATATTCCGAGAACAATGATCGGGGCCACCAATGACTTCTACAACTTCATGGAAGAGTACTACGACAAATTCACGAAGGATGGCGGCACGACTCTGTTTACGGCATGGAACCTGTACAAAACCTATTGCGAAGACGCTAAGGTTCCGTATCCGTATTCAAAAAAGGTGTTCAAAGAAGAGCTGAAGAACTATTTCTCGATTTACAAGGATCGTGGATATTTTAATGGCTCTCAGACGAGAAGTATTTATGAGAACCTCAAGATTGAGAAGTTCACGGACGGAAGCGTGGGGAGTGATCCGTCACAGATTGAGAGTCGTTCCTGGCTTCAGTTCAATACCACCGAGAGTCTTCTCGACAAGATGGGAAAGGACTGGCCGGCGTCGTATGCCTATGTGAAGCCCAATGGCGACGATCAGCCGTCCAAGGCCTGGGACAAGTGCGACACAGTGCTGGCGGATCTCAACACATCGGAACTGCACTATACCAGACCGCCGGAAGAGATTCGAAACAAGCTGGTGAGGATTGACTTTGACGGAAAGGATCCTGTAACCGGTGAGAAGTCTCTTGCCATAAATATGGAAGCCGCCTCTAAATGGCCTGAAACCTATGCAGAGATCAGCCGAAGTGGTGGCGGAATCCATTTGTACTATTTCTACACGGGCGACATTAACATGTTGGCATCTAGAATCGATGAAAATACGGAGCTCAAGGTGTTGACAGGATTGTCTTCGATTCGGAGAAAGCTGACACGTTGCAATGATATTCCAATTGCGACGATTTCATCCGGTCTTCCGCTTAGAAAGGAGAAACGGAAGGTGATTAATGAGTACACCATAGAAAATCAGAAGCATCTGGTGGCTGCTATCAGGAAGGCATTGCGGAAGGAGATTGAACCGTATTCGACAACATGCTGCGTTGACTATATCGGAAAGGTTCTGCAGGATGCACTTGACGCCGGGATCGAGTTTGATGTGAGCGACATGAAACCCGAAATCCTGGCGTTTGCTTTGTCTTCAACCCACAACGCCATCAGCTGCGTGGATAAGGCATCCAATTTCCAGTATTCAAGCAATAAGAAGGCGGAGTGGATTGAGCCGCCGAAAATGGGTGAAGAAAAGACCATCGCGTTCTTTGATAGCGAAGTGTTCCCGAACTTGTTTGTGTTCTGCTACAAGCCGCTTGGAAAAGAATGTATCCCCATGATCAACCCAACCGGTCATGAGCTGATTGATATATTCCAAACGTATAACATGATCGGTTTCAATAACCTAGGATACGATAATACAATCTGTTATCTGAGAATGCAGGGAGCGTCCAATTTTGAGTTGTTCGAACGGTCTCAGAACATTATCAATTCGAACAAGAAGAAAAAGGACGACGAAGGCGAGACTTTCAACCGCTACGTGGATTACAACGCAAGAAACCTGTCCTATACCGACGTTTACGATTACTGCTCGGAAAAGAAGAGTCTGAAGAAGTGGGAGATTGCGCTTCAGAAGAAGGGCGTGCCAATTCGGCATGATGAAGCCGGACTCCCATGGGATAAACCGGTTCCGAAAGACAAATGGAAGAGAGTTGCAGAATACTGTTGCAATGATGTAAACGCAACGGAACAAGTATTTCTGGCTACGCAGTCCGACTTCAAGGCCAGAGAGATTCTGGTGGATCTGGCCAATGCCCTGAGAGGTCCCGGTTCTACAGTCAATGACATGACGAATACGCTGACCGCCAAGCTGATTGTAGGAAAAGAGAAGCATCCGCAGGGATTGTTCAACTATCCGAACCTCAGTGAAGAGTTCCCAGGGTATGAGTTCAGTCAGTATGGCTTTCCGAAGGAGAAATTCATGCTGCCGGTTACTGATATTCCGAACGGAAACCCACTGCTTAACGGTTTCTTCGAAATGGACATCAACGGAGAGTATGTGAAGACCAAGGATGAAGAAATACTCTTTGGGAAACAGTACTACCGGAACACCAAGATCAAAGGATTCTCGTTTTATAAGGGCTATGACCCCGGAGAAGGCGGATTTGTGTATGAACGGCCGGGCATCTACTACGGAGCAGATTGTTACGACTCGGCTTCACACCATCCGTCGACTATCATCGCCAAAAACGGCTTCGGTCCATACACGGAGAATTTCAAGACACTTCTTGATATTCGCCTGCATATTAAGCATAAAGACTATGACTGGGTTAGAAGCCTCTACGGCGGCATACTTGCCCCGTATTTAACTTCAGACGAAGATGCAAAACAACTCAGCCAGGCACTGAAAATCGCTATAAACAGCGTTTATGGCCTCACAGGGGCCAAATTTCCGAACAAATTGCGCGATCCTAGAAACGTTGACAACTGGGTGGCAAAGCGTGGCGCGCTGTTCATGATCGATCTGATGCTTAAGGTGCAGGAAATGGGCTACACCGTTATCCATGTGAAGACGGACAGTATCAAGATTGATAAACCGGATGAGAAGATCTTCCAGTTTGTCTATGACTATGGCAAGAAGTTCGGTTACACATTTGAGGTGGAACATAAGTTCGACCGGCTTTGCCTTGTCAATCGTGCGGTTTACATCTGCAAGTATAAGGATGACCCGGCAAACGGAAAAGATGCTGGGAAGTGGGAAGGAACCGGTGCTCAGTTTAAGAAAGAGACCAGTCCTTATGTATTTAAGACATTGTTCAGCCATGAGCCCGTTGATTTCTACGATCTGTGTGTGACACAGACGGTCAGTACAGGAGGCGGACTTTACCTGGACATGGATGAGGATCTCCAGGATTCCGAACCGATGGAGAAGGAGCGGGATCGGCTGGTTGCCAAATGGAAAAAGGTCGGGTTTGAGCTGAATGCTCAGAACGATGCCGATCTGGTCAACCGGTTCGCGCCAAACCTCACCGGCATTTCTGATAAGAGAATCGAACAGTTTGCGCAGGCGGCCTATCATGAGGATTACGTCAGACTCTGCAAACTGGAAGAGGATATTCGGAGATGCCATGATTACCGTTTCATCGGAAAAGCGGGTCTGTTCTGCCCCATTGTGGATGGAGTCGGAGCCGGTCGGCTGGTCCGTGAAAATAATGGAAATTTCGGTTATGCAGCAGGAGCCAAAGGCTACCGTTGGCTGGAAGCCGAAACAGTAAAGGACCTCGGTCTTGAGGATAAGATTGACATGTCATACTTCAACGCCCAGGTTCAGGAAGCCATTGATGCGATTAACACTTTCGGAGATTTTAACACATTTGTGGCGGAAAACTAATTTTAAATTATTACAAAACAAAAGGAGAACAACATCATGCAGATCATGGAAAGAAAGTACTATAACGACAGACTCAGCAGCGTAGTTATCGATGGAATCGGCGACAGACAGATTCGTTCCCGCAATTTCGGCGGTGTGGAGAAGCGTCATCCGGTGACCGGAAAGATCGTGAACGGCGACGGCAACCGGAACTTCCTGCTCTACCTTACACCGGAGATTGCCGATGAGCTTGCCCAGTATGGCTGTGAGATCAGAATGACCAACGTTCAGGGTCCGAACGACGTTCCGGAGCCCTATGTGGCAGTGACACTGTCCTATTATCTGAGTGATCAGGGTCTTCGCCCTGCTCCCGAGGTCATCAGCGTGACCAACGGCGTTCCGACCTTCTTGGACAAGGATCATGTGAAGGTGCTCAATGATCTTGATATTTCCAATATGTGCCTGACTCTTGAGATCAGCGCCAAGGAGAAGGAACACCAGAACGGGATCAAGTATCATCAGGTCTTCGCCACCGGCATCATCGCCAACGTTGCATCCAACTACGTCAACGATCAGTATGGATATTTGAGAAACTTCGGTGTGCAGCCTGCCGCAGCTCCGCAGGCATCCATGACGGCACCGGTCGGATCGAACGGTGACGAGGTTCCGTTTAACTAAGTTCTGACAAATGGTTCCGAAACTGGATGAGGGGCAACTGAAAGCGCTGTGTAAGCTTCGGAACGGAAATATACTTTGCGGTGGGGTCGGTTCCGGCAAGAGTCGGACCGGCCTTGCCTATTATCACTGCAAAGTCGGCGGCGGTCTGATTGATGGCCGAACGTACGGTCTTGACAAGGACTTTGTTCCAATGCCGCATCCGAAGAATCTGTACATTATCACAACGGCCAAGAAACGGGATAAGCGGGAATGGGAAGATGAACTCAACTGGTTCCTGCTATCCGACGACCAGAGCGTCAGTTACTACAAAGATAAAGTTAAGGTCGTTGTTGATTCCTGGAACAACATCCAGAAATACATTGACATTAAAGACGCATTCTTTCTGTTTGATGAACAGAGGGTCGTCGGGTACGGCGCATGGGCTAAGGCATTCATCAAGATCGCTAGGTCGAATCAATGGATATTTCTAACCGCAACACCAGGGGACTGCTGGATGGACTATCTGTCCATTTTCATAGCCAATGGATTCTTTAAGAACAAAAGAGACTTTGAAAACCGGCATGTGATCTACAACCGATTCTCTAAGTACCCTCAGGTCGACCGGTATGTTGACGACTTCATTCTGCAGAGAATGCGGGATGCTATCCTGGTGAACATCGATTACGACAAGCACACCGAACGACATAAGCAGGAACTGCTCGCCGATTTCAACAAGGAACTGTATCGGCAGATTATGAAGGACCGCTGGAATGTCTTTGAGAACAAGCCAATTGAAAACGTTTCGGAACTTTGCTACCTGCTTCGGAAAGTTGTGAATGCGGATCCAAGCCGGATTGCGGAAGTTGTGAAAATTGCGGACAAACATCCGAAGCTGATCATCTTCTACAATTTCGATTATGAACTGGAAATCATGAGAGCGGCAGCTTGGCCAGAAGGAACCGTTTTGAAGGAATGGAACGGACACCGCCATGAGGAGATTCCGGATGCCGAACGCTGGGTTTACCTTGTCCAGTATGCAGCGGGAGCCGAAGGCTGGAACTGCATTGAGACTAATGCCATCCTGTTCTATTCCCAGAGCTATTCCTACAAGATGACAGAACAGGCAATGGGAAGGATCGACAGACGGAACACGCCGTTCAAGGATCTGTATTACTACAGCTTTCGAACATTTGCCCCAATTGACATTGCCATTACACGCGCACTGAAGAGAAAGAAAAACTTTAACGAAAGCAGCTTCATAAAATCTCGAAATACCTGAATTCGTAAAATTTACACCGTCTATAGTAGAGAGGGAGAGCGTGACGGTAACGCACTTAGAAATAAGAGAAACCAGTTCAATTCTGGCAACTTCTCTAAGCTTTGTGCATTTTTACACTTTCTGAAATTCGTAAAATTTACACCGTCTATAGTAGAGAGGGAGGACCGAGATAACGCTCGGTATATTTTCTTTGGGATTCGCCAGATTTGACGGATTCCAAGACTTTACGAATATTTTCGGCTATAGGCAATTCGTAAAATTTACACCGTCTATAGTAGAGAGGGAGGACCGAGATAACGCTCGGTCTATTTTCTTTGCGTTTCAGGTAATTTACTGAAACCAAACAATGAAAATGAAAAATAGAGCTCGTCGTAAATCCGACGGCCTCTATGGCGTTTCGAGGTGAATGGAGTTGCGCGAAAGCAAATTTCAGAAAGAACTTATCAGCGAACTTGAAAGCTTGCTTCCGGGAGCTCTGATTTATAAGAACGAGTCACGGCAAGGTCTGCCGGATCTGACCGTTCTATGGGAAGACCACTGGGCGCTTCTCGAATGCAAGCAGTCGAAAGTCGCGAGTCATCAACCGAATCAGGATTACTATGTCGACAGGGCAAATCAAATGTCCTTCAGTCGATTTGTTTATCCTGAAAACAAACAGGAGGTACTCGATGATCTTCAACAAGCATTTGGAGTTGAAAGATAAGCATGCCATTCTGAGTCCGAGTAAGCCATACTGGCTGAATTATACACAGGACCAGATCCGAAAGTATATCATTTCGCAGAACGCTGCTGCCAGAGGAACCTGGCTCCATAATCTCGCAGCGAGTCTGATCAGTGAAGGAACCTATAAGCTGAAAGGCAAAGGTCAGACTTTCGTTGACTATGTGAATGATGCAATCGGTTATGGCATGACGCCTGAAGTCGGATTGAAATACACGGATAACTGTTTTGGACATGCAGACACGATTGACTTCGGGAGAGGAATCCTCAGGATTCATGATTTGAAAACAGGAACAGGCCCGGTTCATATGGAGCAGCTTGAAGTTTATGCTGCTCTGTTTCTGATGGAATATGAACGGGTTATGGGCGTCAATCCTCTCAACACGAAGGTGAATCTTCGCATTTATCAGAATGACGACATTCAGGAGTACAGTCCGGATAAGGATCGTATGGAAGAGGTCATCTGCTTGATAAAGGAAAAAGAAGCCTGGGCTTCAGAATCGTTGAGAGAGGTTGAGAACAATGGATGACCAGTATGTTGAACAGGAAAACCCGGTAATTGGCGAAAATGATGATGCACCTTCTGAAGGTTATATCGCTCATTACGGAACACCGAGGCATTCGGGACGTTATCCATGGGGATCAGGTAAAAATCCCCAAAGAAACAGAAACTGGCTTCAGAGAGCCGATGATCTGGTTGCGCAGGGACTTCCACAGAAGGAAGTTGCAGCCGCTATGGGCATGAAAACCCAGGATTACCGTGCCATGCGGAAAATCTACAAAAATCAGATTGACGCGGAAAATCAGATTAAGGCCGAAAAGTGGAGCGCCAAGGGCTACAGCAATACAGCAATTGCTGAAAAACTCGGCGTTTCTGAAGGAACTGTGCGAAATCTGCTGAACCCGAACAAAAAGAGGCGTGAAGACACCGTCAAGGGCATTGCTGACGTTCTGAAACAGGAACTCGAACACAAACGGTTCCTGGACGTTGGTGAAGGCGTGGAAAAACAGCTAAATATCAGTGCCGATCAGCTTCATGCAGCGACGTTGCTTCTGGAGGACGAAGGCTATAATGTCTATTCCTACAAGCTGAATCAGGTAACCAATCCGAAGCAGCATACCAACATGAAAATCCTATGTCCGGAAGATGCAACCTATGCTGAAATGAGAGCTCATCTTGGAGAGATTACTTCTCCAAAAGGTGTGTATTTCAAAGATTTCGGCAAAGAAGCTGTTTTCTCACAGCCTATCACGAGCATCGACTCTTCAAGAATTCTTGTGAAATACGCTGAAGACGGAGGAGCTGCAAAAGATGGTGTGATTGAGGTTCGACCAGGTGTTCAGGACGTATCCCTTGGAGGACGAAACTACGCTCAGGTTCGAGTTGCGGTCGACGGGACGCATTATATGAAGGGAATGGCCATTTATGGGAATCCTGACGATATGCCACCCGGTATCGATATCATCTACAACTCGCACTACAAGAAGGGAACACCTCCGCTTGGGCCAGACAGCGACCACACAGTTCTGAAAATCATGAAGAAAGATCCGACAAATCCGTTCGGATCGGCATTCAGAGGATGGGATTATGAGGATGCTGATGGAAATAAAGTCAGATCCCCAATGAATATCGTCAACGACGATGAAGACTGGGAAGGATGGAAGAAAAATCTGTCATCACAGTTTCTTTCTAAGCAGATGCCGTCTTTGGCCAAGAGACAGTTGGACATTCGGTATAAGGAATTCGCAGATGAATTCGAGGAACTGAAGAGTTTGACCAATCCGACGCTTAAAAGACAGCTCTGTGAAGACTTTGCAGATTCCTGTGATTCAGCAGCAGTCTTTCTGAAAGCGGCTGCTCTTCCAAGACAGGGATCATTCGCCATTCTGCCAGTCAAAAGTCTGAAAGACAATGAAGTCTTTGCACCTATGTACAACGATGGCGAAGAAGTCATTCTTGTAAGACACCCTCATGCAGGAACATTTGAAATTCCAAGGCTGAAGGTTAATAACAAGAACAAAGATGCCATCGATTCTATCGGACTGAAAGCAGCTCATGCTATTGGTATTAATGTGAATGTGGCAGCTCAGCTTTCAGGAGCAGATTTTGACGGCGATACAGTGCTTGTCATTCCGACAAAGGGACAAAAACTGAAGACCAGCGATCCCTTGCCCGGTCTGAAAGGATTCAGCACTGATGAATACGCCAGAGATCCCGACGACACCACTTGTACAGGCAAGAGCCGTGACGGTAAGAAGGGCGATGGATTTAACAAACAGGTTCAGATGGGCATGGCCTCAAACCTGATTACAGATATGACAATCAAGAATGCAAGTCTCGATGAAATTGAGAGAGCCGTTAAGCATTCCATGGTTGTCATCGATGCCGAGAAACACAACCTCGACTGGCAGCGTTCCGAACGGGACAACAACATTGCTCAGCTCAGAGAGGATTATCAGAACGGACCGAAAGGCGGATCCTCAACTCTGATCTCAAAGGCTAAAGGTGAAGTGCATAACCTTCCAGAACGCAAGGAAGTCTATTCATACAATGATATGACCGACGAAGAAAAGGAACGGTATAACAGAGGCGAAGTCATCTATCGCAATACTGGGAAGATGCACAAGAACAAAGCCGGGAAACTTGTACCTAATACCCGAACCTCTACCAGAATGGAAGAAGAGACGGATGCGTACAAGTTGTCTTCAGGTTATGAGATTGAGAACATCTATGCTGAGCATGCAAACAGAATGAAGGCCCTTGGTAACCTTGCTAGAAAGGAAGCAAGAGAGACCGGGAATCTGAAGTATAACCGAGATGCTGAGCTTGCATATAAGGATGAAGTCAGATCCTTGAATGAAAAGGTTTCGAGAGCCATGCTTGAAGCTCCGAAAGAAAGGCAGGCAACCCTCATTGCAGCTAGCAACATTGCAGCAAAGAAGGAAGCCAATCCCGACTTGAAGCTGAAAGAGAATGCAGACAAGCTTCGTAAACTGTCACAGAAAGAAATGAACCATGCCAGAGAACTGGTCTTTGGATTGGATGAAAAGAATAACACAATCCGAAGATACAGAATTGATGTGACAGATAGAGAATGGGATGCCATTCAAGCAGGAGCCATCTCTGATACGAAACTTAAGACAATTCTGAGATATGCAGATACTGATGCAATCAAGAAGAGGGCCATGCCGAGAGCTAACACTGGCATGAAAGACTCTACAAAAGCCAGAGCCAGAGCACTCTTAAATTCTGGTCACTCTCCGGCCGAAGTTGCAGAAGAACTTGGTATTTCAGTTACTACTTTAGCGAAAGAATTCAATAACTTCAAAGGAATGGGGGACAGATAACAATGGCAAGAACTATGTTGTCGACCCTCGACAATCCATATAATCCGTTTACGCAGTTTGATGCTTGGAAATCATATGACGAAGTTGTTGCAGGGTACTTTACAAGTAACTTATTAGCAAGAATTGCAATAACATCTCCAGATCTGACAGAAATGGAAATGAATAGAGCAATCGAAGATGCAGTTGACGAAGTCTGTGAGATGGATCTAAGACCGATTAATCAATTGACTGGTAAAGAAACATTGTATGTGAAAGTAAAAGAGAAAGAAAACAAATAATCTTAAACTATGAGCGACCCACATAGTTAGTACTTCTTTTTAGTGATACTAGATAGCCTTTATGAATGACTTTAGATTTGATTTGATTACTATGAATTGAATTTAATGAGTTTGTAAAGCTATCTAGTATCAAATCCTACAACGTCTATGCGTCTTGCGATTTTAAGAGAAAAAAATAAATAAAAATAAAAGAGAAACACCCCGGGGGAGGGTCAAAAAATATAATATAACAGCGATAT